CTGTCCATGTAGCTTACTTTCTCACCTACACTTCGAAACACGTCTTGAACTGTGATCTCAGACGGAGTCTTAGCAAGAACGTACCCGCCGCCCGGTCCTCGAACACTGCGCACTACGTCACGTTGACGAAGCTTTCGGAACAACTGTTCCAGATAATGTAAAGAAATCTTTTGTCGATCTGAGATGTCGGCCAATCTCACTGCTCGACCGTTTGAGTTGTTGGCTAAATCCAACACTGCTTGAATAGCATACTTGCCTTTACTTGTTAGTTTCATTTTTTCTCCTGTTTCCTGGGATTCTTAATCCCATGTTTTGACATAACCTTTTTTATAAAATGTTTAGATTCTAAATAATCTGCGAAATCATCGTAAGGGATGTGTTTTCCTCTCAACGCAATACAATCGTAAGCAACTTGTAGAGCTTGTCTTAACTCGTCCTCGGGGAAATGAATACCGTGAGCATTGATCTCAGCGAGGTGTTTATAGAACGCTTGTCTTCGCTTACTTAAAGTATTCACTGTTTGTCTACCTTAACAAAGAAGTCCGGTTTCATGTATGCGTGACCCGGTTTTGCCCATCGCGGGGTTTCTTCACGAAACTCTGACACGCCCACATCGAGGTTGTAGTATGCGTAGCTTTTCTGAGTTTCATACTCATCATCCCCGGTATAAAATTTACGAATCCAATTTTTAGTGAGATATTCGATTACTGCAAAGTCTTCCTGAGAAAGATACACCGCATAAGGAGCTGGCAAATGTCCTTTTGGAGTTCCACCCATTTCTTCTGCTATCCAAAGTACTAATTTTTCCATAGGACTTTGTTTAGCACTTTTTGAAGCAAATTTAGTTAATTCTGGCAACTTAAGTTCTTTTGTATAATCTTCTCTCTTATATTTGCTGGTGTCCTTAATTCGAATTGAATTTCCATCGATCTCAGTAAGTTCTGAGTAAGATTCACTTACTGAAACTTTATCACCATCAATTGAAACCAGGGCTCGGTCTACCTTAGGTTCTTTTTCGTTGTCGAAACGGCCATCCATTTCTCTAAGAACGTGTAGTTTGATTTTCAAAGCATTTGATAGATCTTTGAGTTTTTGAAGATCTAAGGTTAGATCTAAATCTCCGTGCCAAATTTTGACACCTTTGTCAGTAACTACATTGCTGTTGAATATCGTGAAATTTAAAGGATATCTATTATTATAGCGACCTTTTGATGCCGTAATCATAAGACCTGCGTGTCCTAAGAATTCTTTTACTAGCTGTTCTTGTTTAGTCATAAAAATCTCCTTGATTTGAAAATACCAGACCTGATCACTTCAGTCAAGCACTTTCTTTTTCGTAAGCTTTTTAATTCCTTTATAAATCAGTACCCCGCCAACCACTACTCCAGCTCCTGGAACTAATAACACTGCCAAGCCTGTCAATACGTTTTTTATACCTTTATTTAGAGCCATAGTCCACCTTCATTGCTGCTGAGTTTTCGAGAAAATCTCGCTTTTTATCATAAATACTGATCGTAGTGTGGATGTTGGTATGCCCTGCAAAATCGGCTACGTCTCGGGGTGAGATGTTTTTTTCGAGAAGGTGCGAGATCACAGTGGCCCTGCACGAGTGTGCTCCTACTCTTTTAGTAATACCGGCCTTACGTGCGTAATTCCTTACGATCTTAAAGACAGTAGTGGAATTCATAGGGTTGGCGTTCTTAACCCAGGGGTTGGATTGAATCAGCCAGTCGGTGTTTTCAAGCTTGTTTCCGGTTACTTCTTCGTAAGCGGTTAGATACTCTTTGTAAGCTAACACCATGTCGGGGCTAAGAGGCAACAGTCTTTCTTTATCGCCTTTTCCTATGATTTTAACTACCGTGAAATTACGATCTTCGTAGATGTCTGATACTTTTAAGTTTACGATTTCCGAACGACGTAAGCCTAGGTTAAATAAAATTTTTAGAATAAATGTATGGACTACGCCGTGTAAGTCTGTTCGATCGATAGCCTCAAAGATTCTACGAACTTCGTCGTCAGTAAAAGCGAGCGTTGGATATTTTGTAGTAACTTTTGGGAATTTTAAATGAGCTACGGGATTACTTTGCAAAAATCCCCGAGTAACACACCAATGCATTAAGCTTTTAAGACTTGATAGTTTTCTACCAACCGTTGCTGGGGCTTTCCCATCGGCCAAAAGTTGGTCCCGGTAGGCGATAAAATGGTTGATCGTAAGGATTCCAGGATCTCCGAAACGGGCATTATAGTAACCAAAGAAATCACTTATGTCTCTTTTATAGGCGGTTCTAGTTGCCGACTTGGGGAAGTTGCTCAAGAACTCATCTACGATATTTACAGTGTCTTTTTTAACCAAATCCATAATCCCAACCTATCAAACTGGGGTTATTTTGTCAAGTATTCTTTACACAATCTTAAACAACGTCGAACATAAGATTTACTATTTAAAGCTCTGTTTCTGGGGGAAGGGTGAGGAAGCTCAAAAGAAACCGGGGGACGAATAGCGGTTTGTTTAAGCGATAATTTAAGAGCTTTCGTGGCGTACTTACCTAAGCAAAGGATTTTATCGGGACCTTCTGCCAAAGCCATTATTAAGGGGTGAACGTCTACGTCTCCGAGATTTACCCTTCCTACTTTATTCGAAGCGTTTATATAACGTACTTCATCAGTCTGACGAATCCCTATCTCTCTCATCCAGACTTTGAGAGTTTCATAAGATTTTGTACCTACAAAAGGAACACTTTTATCTGTATTTTTTGCGGACGGGTTCTGACCTATAAATAAAACTTGCATTATACTCCTCTCGGGTTAACCATTTATCACACTTTGAGCAATGATACTCGGTGCCATCGTAACTAGTGTTTTTGATCGCTCCTCTATGTTTACACGACTTTTGAGCAGAATCTATTAAAGCTTGCAATTTAAATTGAAGAATACGGATTTTAGTCTTTATAGTTTCTATTTTTTTAAGAGTATCTCTCATTTCCCAGAACTCCCAAATCCAGATTCACCGCGCTCTGAGCTAGACAACTCGACTACTTCCTCAAATTCAACGTTAGGATAAGGGATGACTATCAGTTGGCCGATACGATCTCCGACCTTAAAGTTCTTTTTAGGACGAGAACCCGGATAAAACATAAATTTGATTTCGCCTCGGTAACCTGAGTCAATAACCCCTACGTGGTTAGAAAGCGTGAGCCCGGTTCGGAACTGGGAAGATCTTGGAAAAATTAGACCCACGTAACCTTCGGGAATCTCCACGGCAATTCCCGTGCCAAAAACTACAACTTCATTTTGATCATCCCATACTTTATAAATAGCCGTTAGGTCCATACCGGCGTCTCCTGGTTTTGAGTATTTCGGAATCACTGCGTTGGGGTCTAGTCGTTTGATTTTTACTTTCATGTTTGCTCCTTTAAGTCAGGATCGCATACCACCCATTTAATTCTAGGAAAATGACTAAGAACGCTTTTTAAAATGAACTCGGTGCCTTCCCACGGAATTCCAAACAAACCAGAATTAAATTTATTCGAATATACCGTTATTGTCGTTTGGCTTTTAGGATGATAAGAGTAGATGTTCTTACATAAATTAAATAAAGCTAACGTGGTATTCACGTTAATCGAGTCTTGAGAGTCCAAGCTTTTACCATATCCTGACGAGACAATAATCCAACCAACCCAATGGTCTTCTCGGGTATCGTTCCAAGAAAGATCTCCCGTTCCGAGTACGTTATAATCTTCCTTACATTGCTCGTAATACCCTGAATAAGAGTACGGATATCGTTTTTTAAACTCTGCTGCGATTCCTGCTCCCCAAACACCTTGGGCATTACACGAGTGGATTATGATAGAGTGTTTCGGAGCATCAAACAGGCTTTGCTTTTTATACTCAAGTGGCATTGGGGTTCCATTTTTTGCGCTTATTGATTACGCAATCATAGGCCGCATAGTTATCAACTACCGTGATACTCAAAGACCGTAAGAGGAAAACTAAAGTAGTGGTAAAACCCTTCCACTCTTTACGCTTGTGCTTGTACCAGTGTATTCCGATTTTTACGTCGTCTTGGTAAGTGGGGTGTGACTCGAACAAGATCTTCATTTTAAGACCCTATCAAGTTAAACTGATTTTGTCAAGGATTATTTAGGAACCGAAGTTTTGGATAACACCAAATTTAGGTCGGTTTTCAAACAACATCTCAGGTTTATACGTTCTATTTGAAGCGCATTGATGACAAACCAAAAGTTCTTTAACGGTCTCGTGTCCGACGCTGTCTTTAACCTTAAACTCTCTACCAACTCGAATAGTGTTGGTGTAAGTCTTTTTACGGGTTTCTACAACCAATTTGAAAGGTTTCTCGTTTGTTTGTGAAGCTTTTTTACAATCTTGGCATTTAAACATATTTTCTCCTAACTTTTCCACCCTCGATCGGTGTGTAAGTAACCTCCGGCATCTCCCCAATGTTCTCCGCATTCTGGGCAAACCGTTTTAATCTTGTCTTCCACGTCCTCAACGTTCCACTCAAACTGGTCTATAAAAACTTCATCTAAATCAATAGGCTCAATCGCAGTCGCTATATGCAACTCACATTCGGGACAAATTATTTTAGTCCCAGGTCCTATCATGATCTGCGCTTCTTTTCTTTGATACCAAGAGTAAACTTGATCAAACCTTGATTTCTTAAAAATCCGATAGTAGCTTGAAGTTTACACCAATCCGCTAGGTACTCAGGACTGACTTCATTCTTTACAGAAATAGACATTGGAGTTTCGTTAAAAATATTGATGGCTTGAGATTTAATGGTTAAAAGATCAAACTCATCCACTCCGTGTTGAGCTTCGAGAAATCCAAGCTCTTCATTGACCAATTGCTCCAATTTACGGAGTTTTTCAAATCTGGGAAGGGTTTCAATGTCGTCTAAAAACACTGATAGCTTTTCTCTTAAATTGCGTGGCATACTCATATTCTACCAAATATTACTCAGAAAATCGAGAATTCTTTTTTAGTTTTCGAACCTTGTCTGTCAAAAGGTCAATTCGGACCGGGGTAGTTTTACTCAAGTTCATAGCTCCAACCCGGGCATAATCTCTTCCCCCGTCTATGAAGGTCTCGTTCGAACACCCACATTTAGTGAAGTCGTGTCGAGCCATGCTATAAAGTACTGTGTCACATTCGTCACAAAGAATGCCTTCTTGGTAGCGTTGTTTTTGCATCTCAGCTTTGGTTCTTCCAGTTACGAACAACTGGCTTTTGTCTTCGACAGGATCATACACGGTGAACAACAACATGTAGTCTTTGTGACCCTTTTCTCGGTTGGGCTTTTTAGCCTTGTACACCGCCATGGTTTTGTAATCGGTTCCGCCGCCTTGAAGTTTAACCTCTACAGCAAATTCATTTACGAAGCTTAGGTCTCCTTCGAATTTCTTGATCACTTGCCCGTGATCGAAACCATAATAACTAGTCTTTTTTATCTTCATTTAGTTTTTCCTCTCGTTCTTTTTGAACCCGCTTCGCTTCTTCTACAATCAAAGGTTGATGCTTGCCTACGATAGCTTGGGTTCGGGGACGTAGAAATCCGAGAAATATAAATATCCCGTTCAACATTCCCATAACTTGCGGAGCACTTGTGTCGAATAAACCCGCGTGAAAGCACAAAACGCCAATCATGATAGAGCTTACTACGGTCACTCCTATGGTTTTAAAAAAGAGCTTCAATAGATCCCATTGAAACGCTCTAATTCTTTTATTTAATTCTTTCATTAGTACTCTCCATTGTCCGTTTTAGTTTGACCTGCAACCATGTTGCACTTACAACATTGAAGTTTATTGTCTTTGTTGTAGGACCAATCGTGCACGGAACAAGCTTCTTGCTTAGGGGTCTCTCTTGCCATACTGAGAATGGTTCCCAGTCCTAGCAAGATCACCATAAGAAGTAAAAAGCCCAGTGCTTGGTCTTCCATACTACTCGTCCTTTTTCCAAATGTTTTTGGGCATAAAAGCTTCCGCTGGAAGGTCGTCATAAATCCATAACGGTTTTGAAATACATAGGTCTACGAACTTTTCTAAACCCAAACCTTTTACTACCGCTTCTGCCCATTGCCAACCGCCCTGACTCCAAACCACGATAGTGTGACCCCGAGCTTTGTGCGCCTTCAGTTGTTCGATGTGTTTTTTATGAGGTATCAGAAATTGACTAAAACCGTTACAAACAATCTCTACCGCGCCGTCTATGGGAGCAGAGTTGTAGCCCCATGACACGAGAGTATCATCGACATCAAAATAGGTTGGTTGATCGCACTTTAAAGTTATCATATTAGTCCCACCACCTTTCTAGGTATTTTTCTAGTATTCCGTATAACCAGCGTTTGTCTCTGGTTTTAATTTTTTCCATAGCTTCGTACAACTTCATTCTATCGTCCCAGGCTTGCTGTTTTTCTTCTTCGGTATTCACATTTTCGTGTCTGCTGTGGTACTCGTATCCTTTGAAGTCATCCTTTTCATATGGGGTAGTCCAAGTTAGCAATTCACCCCATTTCCTTTCTAGTAAATTCCACGCTCTCATCTCGTAGTCGTCTTTCGCAAGTTTACAGGATAATTTAATCGCAAGTTTTAAAGCTTGAAGCTCTACTTCTTCGTGGTGCGCGTGACCGTTTTCGAGGGCTCTTAGTACGCGTTTAAGTTTGTATTCCATAATAGTGTAAAGGCTCGTGGCATCAAAGTCGAAATCCTTGTTCAAAAATACATCTCGGTACCATTGATAGCTTTTCTTTAAGGCGTTCCGATATTTCCCAAAATAGTTCCAAGAAAAGTTATACCACCAACTCGCTAGCTCGGTCTCAATCCACCACGAGTAAAGTTTTCCTTTCTTTAGGGTTCCCCAATCTTTCAGAGCTTTTGATCTAATCATCGAAATAAAGTCTCCTTAAGTCTCATAGTAGTGAAAATAGAGTATAAAATCTTACCCTTCATTTTTCGGTAAGTCACCGTAAAGTCTTGCTTCAGGTAGCGTAATCGCTCTTCCCAAAATTCAAGTTCTTCCATGTCATCAATATCCTTTACCAGGATGTTTGATGGCACCATGTTCACGTTTCCAACTGAGTACTCAACCTTATAAATTTTCACCCTTTCCCTCTGACCAGTTTTTGGTATTCGTCACGGATGAGATGAAAGTATTCGTGAGTTTCTGGAGATCCGATTTTTCTACCATCTATCTCCAACACGTTTACGACTTCGGCATACGTACCGCATAGAATCACGCAATCTGCGGTATATAGGTCCGCTTTGGTAATGTCCTTTTCGATAACTAAAGGAGCTTTTTTATGTTTCACGAACATCAAGGCGGAGTTCATTAGAAGCTCAGCGATAGTTCTACGAGTAATACCCGGTAAGATACTTCCTCTGTTGGGAGGCGTCATCACCACGTTACCTTTGATGACGAAAAAGTTAGCAACAGTAGCTTCTACTATGTAACCTTGGTTATCAGTAAAAAACATGTCATCAACCTTCATTATCTCCATTTGAGATTTTGCTAACTGAATCACGCTATAGTTAGCTGCAGTTTTAGCTTGCATCTGAAACTGAGGATAACCACGAGTGATGTTTGAAATCCCCATCTTAATTTCCTTAGTCTTGTGGAGTTGAGGAATGGGAAAGCAGTAAATATCAAGTGCTATGTTGGTTGGTTGTGGCATTACTGATTCTGCGTCGTTCTTACTATATACTACCGGACGAAGATAAAGATCTCCCCCTCCGTTCTTCTCTACAACCTGCTCACAAGCTGATATCACATCTGATATCACATGCGGGATCTCCACCCCAATTATTTTGGCAGAATCAAATAACCTTTCGATATGCTCTTTCAACTTCCAAATTTTTGTGGTTCCATCTTCTTGCAGGTAAGATCTAATCCCTTCCCAAACCACAGGATTGGCGTAGTGTAGTGAGAAGTTCAAACTATCTATTTTTCCAGCTTCTTCCTGAAAGGTGCCGTTATTCCAAACTACCATTTTTTATTACTCTGAAATTAGTTTTCGGTCGAACCAAACCTTTCGCGTAGTCGTGCGCGTACCAGCGATAAAGTCGAGTTAGCTTCTCATCAATGGGAGGCCACAACTTCACGGCTTCGATTTGTCCATACTTGTTGAGGATAGCGAGTTTCTCGTCCTCAAGTTGTCGTATGAGCTTTAAATAATGGATTGGTTGTTGCATACCTCCGATCCTACGAGTTCTCGTAGTTGGAGTCAACGAAATAAGACGACGCAAGAGGTCGAAAAAAGGAGGTTATAAATCTTCTATTTCTTTTATTTTAAAAATAGCCTAAAATAATGTCGAGTCTGATCCGAAGGATATAGCTCACCTCGTACTTGTAGACTATACCAGAACCGAACTGTGGTTCGTCTTCGATCACTGCTACAAGCGTTAGTCTAGCATAAATTTAAAATAAAAGCAAGTACCAATCATCAGTGCAAGCCGCATGCCAGAAAAACGAGGTAGGATTGTTTTATCAAAAAAAAGATGAGATAATTTTTATATGAAAAAGTACCCTCATCTTGCACCTTGTAAGTGCGGACGACAAGACTCGCTCTCGAAGGACAATGTTTGGTGGATAAATTCGCCAGATCATAGTAATTGTTTTTGGGTATACCTACGTCATAATACTAGAACTCATACTCTTCTTGAAGTAGCCAATTTAATGGACTTATCTATTTCAGCCATCACTTCTATTGAGAAAAAAGCCTCCCTTAAGATGAAGCGAAAATTTAAGACGCTCAGTATAGAAAAAGAATAAAGACCCCGTGTTACACTAGAGATTATGAGTAATAAAGATTTTAAATTTTCAATTCCTATCGAACTCACGAAAGCTACCGACCAGGACGGGGAAGAAAGCTGGCAAATCCAAGGTATAGCTTCTACCGATGACCAAGATCTGCAAGGTGAAACAGTTGATCAAAACGGTCTAGATATATCCATGCTTAAAGCAGGAAGAGGATTGTTCAACTTCGACCATCAAAAAGGTCCTGAGAACGTTCTTGGTAAGATCGAAGATGCTGATTTTGTTGTTGAAAATGGTAAAAAAGCTTTGTTGGTTAAAGGTTATCTTTTTAAACACCAGGACCGCGCTAAAGCTTTCTATAACATCTTGAAATCAATCAAGAAATCAGATTCTCACCGCGTACACATGAGTATTGAAGGTAAGATCATGCAACGTGACTTCAATAACTCTAAGGATATTAAGAAGGCGCGAATCGATAAAGTAGCTTTAACATTAGATCCTGTGAATCCGTATACTTATGCAGAACTTCTAAAATCATTGAATTCGGATACCACTACTGTTCTAGAAACTCAACCTGAAGAAAAAATCGAGATCAATAAAGCCGATCTTGAGATGCTCATCGAGGTTGCTCAAAAAGCTCTAGCTGCCGGAGTCGGTTATGCTGGTGCTCCAGGGAATATGTCTGGAGGCGCAGCGTTGACTACGGAAAGCTTGGAAGGTAAACCCAAAAAAGTTACCTACGGTAAAAAACACGTAAAGAACAAAAAACTGATGTTAAAATCAGTTATTGAAAGCTTGAGAAAAGCATTGCCCAATGAAGACCCACTAAAACTGGCTGAGTTGGTACTTGAGACTTTTCTTGAAAAAGTCGATAACGACTAAAGGAGATTTTTGTGACTGATCAAGAACTTAAAAAATCGATCGAACAGATCGTTGAAGAAATTCTAGCAAAACCAGCCCCAGAAGCTACCGCTACTGAAACAGTCGCAAAAGCTGCTGGTGAACTTGCTAAAGAAGGAGAACTCAGCTCGGGATCTCCTGAAGGTATTTCTGCTAACGGCGGAAAAAACCAACTTCTAGGTGCCTCTTCGGAAAAAGATGAAGCTGCTAAGAAAGAAGACGAAGCTAAAAAAGCTCAAGCAGATGCTGAAGAAAAAGAGAAGAAGGAAAAAGAAGAGAAAGAAAAAGCTGAAAAAATGAAGAAAGCTCAAGAAGACGAAAAGAAAGAAAAAGACGAGAAGGACGCTGAAGAAGCTAAAAAAGCTAAGAAAATGAAGAAGTCCCTCGCTGAACTTTCGGAACATCTTGATGCTGAAGAAGTTGAACTCATCAAAGCTTGGAGAGAAGAAACTTCTGAAGAAAGCATGCAAAAATCTGAAGCTGTCGAACAAGAAGATCTTGTTAAAACTATTGCTAAAGCAGTAGAAGATCAAATCGGCAACTTCAAAAAAGTTCTTGATGAGAAAGACCTTCTCATTAAGAGTTTGTCGGAAAAAGTCGAGAAAATATCTTCTCAACCTGCTTACGACAGGCGATCGATTGCTACCTTGGAAACTCTAGAAAAGTCTGGAACGGAATCGAAAGACATTTCTAAAACCCAAGTGCTAGACAAGTTGCTTGATCTACAAAGACAGGAGAAAGGCGTAACTTCTCATCATATCGCTGAATTCGAAGCTACTAATAATATTTCGGACTCAGTAATTAAGTCACTAGTTTTTAAAGAACTAGGAATCAAATAAGGAGATCATAAATGTCTAGCTTAGGAACTTACCAATTCGTAAACTTCGGTGAAGGTTACGGTGCTACATCAGCTCGTGAAGTTGATGAGTTGAATAAAGCGATCAGTGCAGGTGCTGGCTATGCCGGTGCTCCAACTGCGCTTACAGGTGGTGGTGCACTTCAAGTCGAATCTCTCGATGCTTCTTTGAAGAGCGTTACCTATGAAATGAAGAACGTTAAGTTGTGGCCTTTACTTGCTAAAGACCAAGCTTATAACACTATCGAAGAGTACAACCGAATCGACCGTTATGGCGATCAAGGTCAGGGCTTTATCGCAGAAGGTGCTTTGCCACGTTCTGAAGATTCAAGCTACACTCGTCAAGTACAACGTGTTCGCTTTATCGGCGTAACTCGTGAGTTGACGCACGTTTATACCTTGGTTCGTAACGCTCACGGTGATGCTATTGCTCGTGAAATTCGTAACGGAACCATGCGTATCCTTGAAATCGTTGAACGTAACTTGTTCGACGGTCACGGTCACTACTCGAATGCCGGTTTGTTCGACGGTGCTGATGCTGCTCTTCTCCAAGAAGCGGACCTTAAGTGGGACGGTTTGGATAAACAGATCCGCAAAGGTAACTCAGATTCTTCAGCTCAAGCTAAAGCCTTCACAGGTTATGGTTTGTCTGAAAGCGTAATCAAAGACATGCGTAACTTCGTGCTCGATGAAGATGCTTTGGAAGATGGTGGTCGTATCGTTGTTGAAAACTTCGGTATGCCTTCGATCATGATGCTTGATACTAAAGCTCATTCTGATCTTGCTCGTCAGTTCTACCCAAAAGAACGCGTTAACCCAATGGGCGTTGTAAACGGTCGTGCTGGTTTCGTACTCCAAAACTTCGTCAGCTCTGCTGGTGAATTCACTTTGGTAAGCGACGTATTTTTACGTCCTAAACGAACAGGCGCAGATCCTACGTCGGATGCTCCAGCTACTCCAGCAGCTCCAACACCTACAAACGGTGGTGCAGATGCTAACAGTAAGTTCGCTGCTGCTGACGCAGGTGTTTACAGCTATCGTATCTCTGCTCTTAACGCAAACGGCGAAAGTGCTCTAGGTACTGCAGCTTCTGCTCCAGCTATTGCTGCTGGTGAGAAGAACTCAGTAGCTATTGCTGCTGTTGCAGGCGCAGTTGCTTACGCTGTGTACCGTGCTCCAGTTGGAACGACTGCTAACCATGAATTCATCGGTTACGTTGCTCCAGCTTCAGTAGGTGGTGCAGCTACGTTGACTGACCTCAACCACAAGCTCCCTGGTCTTTCACAAGCTTACTTGCTTTCTAACGAAGCAGAAGTTTTGAGATTCAAACAGCTTGCTCCGTTGATGAAGATGGACCTTGCGATCGTTGCTACAGCTTACCGCTGGATGCAGCTCATGTACGGAACTCCAATCGTATATGCTCCTCGCAAAAACCTTATCTTCATGAATATCGGTCGCGCTGCTTAATAGCCGAAGATCATTAGATAATCTCTAAAAAATTAGACCTCCGGTAATTAAGTTTATCGGGGGTCTTTTTTTATCTGGTATTTGTTCTGATTTTAAACCGTGGTACAATAAGCTGAAGTAGTTCTGCAAACTTACGCAGGACCATGATAAACTGAGGATATACTTTAGGCTTGTAAACATGGCTGAGAATTCAATAAAAGAATATAAAACCGACTCTTTAGCTCTTTGTCCGTACCTGGAAATGCATGGGTTAAAATACCTAAGATGTGAGCCTTCGATCGGTAAAAATGACAAGCCTGTAGTTTGTTTTATCTTTGAGGATGCTAGAGGAGTTGGTAAAGATCTTGAACTGGACTTCGTAAGATCCTCAGAAAAAAGATACAGAGATCTTCTTTTCTTTTTTAGAAATGAGATCGAAAAGTTAAAAAGGAAAGTTGATAAGCTCAACCTAGAAGAAAGTCGTAAGAACGACGATAGGTATAATACGTAAGGGAGACTTTAGATGTCAAATAAAAAACAAGGATTATCTGGTAATGCACGTAGCCCTGGGTCAATTACAAACGCACAGTTTCATGATGCGAGTAATTCCGAGAAAAACTTAGACGGAAGTCCTGGTGTAATCGGTTCAGTAGTTGCAACTTCAACAACCACCACTAACGTAAAAGATTATGCTATGGTTCGAGTAACGAACACTACAGGAGCTACCGCATTTTTTTGGGCAGGTAAAGTATCAGATGCTCCAGCTACTCCAACTGTAACTGATTCATTTGCTATGCCAGCAGGACATGTTGAACTGTTTCATCTTGGAGCTTCTGACGACGATATGGTATCTATGGCTGTAAAAGCTTCTGCAGCTGGTGTTCAAATAGTTATTATTGGCGAATAACTTAGAGAGTTTTTGTGGATAATATTCCAAATAACCAAGTCAAATCCGTCAATACTATCACGCAACGCGAACATGAAGATAATGCTGCTGCGAAACGTGTAGTAATAGTTAATGGCGACGGAAGTCAGATTGTTGATTTAGTTCAACGAGACGATGGAAAATGGGCTGTAGCGGTCGATGCTATTATATCAGTAGTAGTTCCTCCGGTTACAGTAAGCATTGATGCGTTTACTGCGACCCCAGATAATATTTTGATTGTTGGAACGGAAGACGGAACTAAAACTGGAATTAAAAGAATTTTTATAAACAACCTGCGTCAACAGATTTTGGCTACTCACGATAGAATACAAGCGATTACTTACGCAGATTTTGGAACAAAAAATCAACGAGTGACTATAATTGATTACACATCACCGACCGCTTTTCCTGGAATCACAGCAAGAAAAGCTCTCTCGTATTCTTTAGTAGGAACTAGATACCGAAGAGATAGCATCATTTGGAGCATCTTTTAATGGAGAGGAACAATGGCTAAAGCGATATCTTTAGAATTAAATAAATCAGTCGGTGGTACTTACGATCAAACTCGAACAACTGTTCTTGGCAGAGCCGCTCAAAAAACTCTATCTGTAATTCAAGGCGGAAAGATCGTAGTAGGAACTCCTCTAAACGCTTTTGCCGACACCATAACAGACGCTACAGTAACCCCAGTTCGTGAGTGTATAAGCGATAATGGGCATGAATTACAGTTTGTAGCTTCAACAGCCGCAGGTCTTATGGGTCTTGTACTATACGATGTGAATGAAACCACGGGTGTAAAAACTTACGTAGGAAGGCTTAACGTTCAACTACCAAACACTACCCACACTCAAAGAACTGGTAGATTAGTAAACGACTCGGGAGCTACTGGTTGGAGAATTTTGATTGGTACAGTCGGTACTGTAGCTGCCAGCGGTGGATTTTTTAGTGTAGAAAATATCGCAAAAGCCGATTTTACTTCCAGCCCCACTACCATTCCGGTAGCAACTGCCTCAGGACAAAAAGCTGTGTATTGGCATCAAGAAACTGGGGGAACAAATAACCTTACCGTTTGTCAAGGTGCTGGTTACGAATTTGACGGCACACCAGGCGGAACTAAAATTGTTGTCGCTAACGGTTTAGTTGCTACCCCAAACTTTTACAATTTCGATATGTCTCTTTCGATCACCACGGTAGGCGCATTAGGCGTAACCACAGATTGGTACGTTTCAAAAACTGGAACTATCACTGGTATGTCTGGAACCTTTTTATTGCTTAATAACTACAGCATGTGTGTACCAACCGCCGACTCTGGAGCGCCAATCGCGCTTCAAGGACAATTGTGTTTGTTTATTCCAACATCCTCAAACATGGGACTAGCACTTGTCTCTGATTTTGGGAACGGAGTTACTACCCTACCTAGTTATACAACCAGGGATGTTAACGACGTAGCAAACACAAACACAGCTTTAACGCCATCGACTATGCACTTTTCCTCGACCCTGCAACGAATTGTATTTCAATTATCTAACGGTACTTGGGTAGTTAAGAAGTTCATGAACGCTCAATACGAAGCTATGTTCGGAAGTTCTTCCAACTCACAATTTAGAACAGCTCAACCCATCCCTTTTTACTCGTTCGGAGGCGTGTCTATAACCAGTACCTACGAACACGGAGGTTGGCTTTACATGGTACATGCGACAGCAGGTCAAATCGGATGTACGTCTTTTGATTTAAGAAGCTTGTGGAATTTTGACTTTTCCGCGATAATCTCAAAAGTAATCGACACCCCTAACTCTCAATGGCTGGGTCTTAGCGTACTCACTTCAATTCGATCATTCGGAAAATTCTACTACAGAACATCAGGATTCGGCTCCGCTGCGGGCGGGTGGGTAGCATTACCCGAAGATCGAGATATGTCTGCTATCGTATCAGCCTCTCAAATTCAATTCAAATTACAACCTAGAATGGAACGAGATAGCGTAACCATCCCGGTTCAAATCATAGAAGGGCATTTGATTACTCAACCAGTAAACGAAATTTCGGACAACTGGGAGTATAGTTTTGATAACTCATCTAGCGGTTCTCCTACTAGGTTTGCATTTAGATTAAAGAAAGCGTACACAACTTCGGTACCACAGTTATTTTTCAGAGCTTACGACACCACAGATCCAGTAAACAGCTTGTTGTTATCTTTTGATACCGTAGCTAACGCAGCTAGATTCGAGTATTCTACAAACGACGGCTCCTCATGGCTACCTCTTGGAACAATTCCTAACGTAGTTGGAACCCTTATACGAGTCACACCAACTTCACCTCCTGGAGTAAAAGTTAGACCAAGCATTAGAGAGGCTTAATTAAATGGCTGATCAGCTAGTCTTTAATAATATTATTCAAAACACAGCTCAAGCTTGCGTGGTGGATCTTACTCCTCCTGTTTTTGCTGGAATTACAGGTTTAGTTGCAAACGCCGATGGATCGTTAACAGCGAGTTGGGCAGCAGCTACGGACTCCAATCCTCCTATAAACTATGAGGTATATATTCAGGCCGGTACAGCTACGGGTTTGTTTTCATCGGGTAATTTGGTTACGTCAGTTAGAACTCTGAACGCCACTATTTTTACGCTGGCAAACGGAGCACCTCTACAATATGGAGTTACTTATTTCGTTGGAGTGAGAGCTAGGGATGCTTTAAACAACGTGGAAAACAATCTTGTAAGCTTATCTGAGCAATCATTAGGGGTAGCTAATAGAGCTTCAATTTATAAAGTACACAGCGTATTTTCTATAGGAGCAGATAACACATTGGCAGGTAGCTTCTGGTTAACCGCTGATGATAACTTTGTAGACTTTGATTTAACCTCCGCTTCGTACACTTTGTATGATAAAGACGGCAACACCATAGGTATAACGGAATCTGGGATTACTCCAGATGTGGATGGGTTTTTTAGAATAACACCAGTATCTGCGATTGCTATTCAAGACTTAACACACTACATTGCGGTCATCAACATCGTGCATAACGCCCAAACTTTCGAAGCAGCGAAAGGCATAACCCTAGGAGAATAATGTGGCAACTAGAAGGGTTCGGATGCTTACTAATTGTGAAGACTCTCAAGCACTAAAATTAGGTGCTCCTAATTCTTTAGTAGCTAACCACGCGTTGGATGAAGATCAACAAATTATATTTAGTTTAGCTAGGAAACCTCCCACCTATTCTGCTCAAGTATGGGCTAAATTTGATAGCGTAGACTTTGATGGTATCCACTTAATGGGATACATCGTAAAGAATGATAAAGATGTTATTCACGCCGCCAACTGTACGTTTAAAGTTTACAACGTGGACCTTAGTAACACATGGGCAGAAACACTACTATACACTACAGCCGGGACGCAACAAGCAAATGGATCTTTTATAGCAGATATTACTCAGGCGAATCTCGGAGTAGCTACTGAAATAGACGGCGAACGAACCCTGGCTATTGAAATAGAGTTGTATCGTTTTAGAAAAAGATATAAGAAAAAAGTTTATGTAAACCATCTTGGAGTTTATGACAGTATTGTTCGATTACGACAAGATGTTGAATTTTTAGATATTACAAAGTTGGACGAATAATATGCTTAGAAAATACGCTCTACTCAAAGAATCATCTGTTACTGAAATTAGAAACATCGAAGATAGCGAAGTACCTATGATCATGGATTCTGAAAAATGGAGTATGATTTTAGATATCGAAGGAGTTTTACCAGCTCCACAACTTGGGTGGTTGTTTGTCAATAACACTCTTTCTGCGCCCGTTCTAGCACCGACTGCTTATGTACAACAGGTTATAATCCCATCTGTTAAGGCTTTTGCTACAAAGTTGGAAACGGATTTTGTTACGGAAAACATATTGATGGGTATTACACAAGCTGGCAAAACCGACTCATTAGTTAGGATGATGACAAAAAAGGTAGATATCCCGGGCGCTCCCGCTTCAGTTTCTCTCATGGACACTATTAGAGCTGTTTGTCCATCCTTAACAGTTACACTACAAGTTCTTCAATACCACATTGATCATATAGAGGACTACGCTGATTTAGCGCCATTTATAACCCTAACAAGGCTAAATAATATCAAAGGACAAATCCAAACCTTTCTAGGCATATCGTAATGAAAACGGTAGTCATTGGCTTTTCTAGGCCGAGATCTAAGAAACTTTTCTCAGAAGCTATCATGTGGATGCAAAAAACTAATTTTTCTCACGTATATGTTAAAGTAGAATGGCCTTCAGCCGAACGAGAATTAGTGTACCAAGCTTCAGGTTTACAAGTTAATTTTGAATCATGGAATCATTTTCAAACCCACGCTTATTCAGTTGCAGAGTTTAAGATAGATTTGACCGAAGAGTCATATAAACAAGTCGCTAAATATATATGTGACAACCTTAATAAACCCTATTCTATGAAACAGGTTTTTGGGATGTTCCTTTTGTGCTTAGGGAAAAGGTTCGGTATTAAAATCTCAAACCCTTATAAGAACAGGCACGATGCTTTTATCTGCTCAGAGGTTGGAGCAGACGTGTTAGAAACAGGCAACATAGATTTAGGTGAAGATTCTGAGGACGTAGGTCCAAGAGAGCTTTATGAGTTTTTGGAAACTAATTATAGCGAAATGAGGATCTGGTAATGTCTATTTCATCAGCTACTCGACAAAGACTTCGTCAAACTTTAAAAAACGTAGAAATAGCGGATGAAATTTTAAATGCGTTAGATCAAGCTTCGATCGATGCTGTGAACTACAGTCAGAATTTTTTGGTAGCAGATTGGGCATCTAGTGAAGCTGGAGACACTTATTCTCTAACCGTTGCACACAATTTGAATACGCTTAAGCCCGAAGTTTTAGTGTATGAAAGCAATGTAAAGGTAGAAGTTCATAAAATTCAAATAGTAGACAACAATACAGTAAAGTTATTTGTTTCTCAAGCAGGATCGGATGCAAGATTTGCTGGGAAAGTAATTATAGACGTATAAGGAGAACATATGGCAGACATTAAAGGCGATTTAAGATCAAGACGAAGTATACAAGCTGATCGACGATTAGACGAAGGTTTTACTTCAGAAACACTATCTGGAAATAGAACGGTAGTTAGACACGATTACAAAGTCTTAAACTTAGACCCAAACGGCTCTAACAGAAACGTAACTTTACCAGACGCTACCACACTTCCAGTTGGTTGGTCTCTTGTTGTTAGAAACTCAGGATCTGCTAATAGCCTTCTAATTAAGGATAATGCAGGAACCACTTTAAAAACTATAGCTTTACCTTCTCCTACAGCCGAAGAACGAATGTACCAATTCATCCTACTAACAAACGGCACGGCAGCTGGAACTTGGCACGTAGTAGAGATGGGAGATCCCGGGGTAGTTGTTGCTTCTAGATTTGTAGTCACCTTTTCGTCAGGAGACTGGCCCGCTGCTGTAAGTGGTTATAGAACTTTGACAGGAACCGAAGTTGCAGGACTACTCGCATCGAATCACGGAAGGGGAACTTCTCCGATGATAATTATTCAAGAACTTTCCGGTTCTGATTATGATAGAGTTTTACTTGATAGGGAGAGAGTTCTTTCTACTGGAAACCTTGAATTACGAATCGTGGATGGCGCAGAATTCGACGGTCGCGTAGTATTAATGTAATGTTTAAAACCTATGCGTGTCAGAAAAACCTTGGTACACTCACTTGGTCGGGTTTAACTGCCCCTAGTGGAACTGTTACTAAGGTTTATAAGTACATGAAACACGGAGGGTTAATCCACTTCTGGTTTTATATACACGCTAGTACACCGGGAATATTGGTAACCGGGGTGGAGTTTGGTCTACCCTCTGAGGTACCTTCCCCTAGTTTATGGACTTCGCAACCAAACAACCAAACTGTTATGATTGGAAACGGAGCAATTACCTCTGGATTAAACGCCTCGATAGATTCCTTAGATGGAGTTAGACTTTACAGAAACAATTCTGGAAACTATATTGTAAGCGTGAATAAAAGTGCCAGTGTTGCGGCAGATAGTGTATGGGGATATTTGACTTTTTTAGCCTAGAGTTAAATATGAGATTTTAATGGTATAATTGGAGTATCTAGTTTTCACTTACTAAAAACAGGAATAATCAATGGCTGAGCATGATGAATTAAAGCTTTTATTACAAAGACTTGCGGATCAAAACCTAGAAACTCAACAATCGATATTTTCTATCGATAAGAAGTTAGACTTGCATATTCAGAAGACTGAGTATGAGTTAAGAGGTATTAATGATCAAGACGCAATTCAAAATAAACTATTGGATCAACACATCGAAGGCGTTAATACCCTAAAAGAGATTTTTCAGCAACACGAAAAAAACGATGTTGAACGATTTCAAAAATTAGAGGAACCAAGAAAGTTTTCGAAATGGGCTGTAGGAGTTTTGCTCACATTGGGTTCAGTTGTAGGAAGCATAGCAGCTATCGGAAAACACTTAGGTTGGTTTTAAGAGGTTAGATAAATGGTACTCAATTTAAAAGTTTTATGTAACACTTCCACGCTTAACAATTTGACTGATATTGGCGATGTTAGGATTATAAAAGGCACTAACGAGACGATGTGGTTACAGTTGTATCAAGCAGATAAAAAACAAAGATACATTCCCACAAACACTACTGTTATAACTATAGATTTTAAAAACTCAGACGGAAGTTTGGTAACTAAAACTGCAACATTTCCTCTTGCAGATGACAGATCTGTGATTCAGGTTGTTTTAACAACTACGGATACAGCTCTTTTGGTTAGTCAAACTTTGGTCGCTAAGCTAGTAGACGGAAGTGATGTAGCTTATGCAATTAGAACCGCAGGATTTCAAGTAACGTCCTTGACGATGGGAAGTTAAGTAAATGAGACCTGAAGAAAAGATCTCAAAATACTTCACGTATAAGGAAGCCCTTTGGTTACCTAGATGGAACCGTATGGCTACCGAAGAAGATGGATTAACTTCTGAGATCTTAGATAACATTAAGAATACTGCAAAGTGGATGGATCAGGTTAGAGAATATTTCGGAAAACCAATCAGCGTGCATTGTTGGTTCAGGCCGGAAGCCTATAACCAATTGGTTAAGGGAGCCAAGACCTCAACACACCTAAAAGGTAAGGCAGTTGACTTTGACGTGAAGGGTTTAAGCTGTGATGAAGTTAGAGAGAAATTACTAGCAGATAACAAATTGGAGCAGCTTAAGATTAGAATGGAAAATAATGGCCAAGGTTCAAATTGGGTTCATCTTGACGATAGGGAACCAGGACCCGCAGGTCGATACTTTAAACCATAGAGTTTTATGATGAAGTTTGCAAAAACAAAATACGAATCTTTGGCAGAATGGAGAAGAGACTTTGATATCCTTACCATGAACCCAAACGACCAACATCTTAGCCAAGCCATCATTCGTAAAGTAGAAGCGTCTTCAAAAAGTGTTCAAGCAGATATAAAAGACTTTTTGATGTCTGAAAACCTGATCAAGAATCCCTGGCTAGTGTTAAAAGAAGTCGCCAGAGAGAATCCTACTAAAAGGATAATGATCAGGACGCACGAAGATCCTTGGTTTTACGTTTAGGAGACGGATACAATGTCATTTAATTTCCCCCCAAATGCTACGACTGACGCTCCGTTTGGTAGCTTCGAGCCCCTATTAACTGCCACTCAGTTAAAGGAAAGGTATTTATTCGGAGTCGAGTTGAAGGACTCCAATGGTAACGTTATGTCAGACGATGTTCTACAACATTACATCATTTCAGCTGTATCTTACCTTGAACACAAGCTAGACATTGTAATTGCAGAGCGAACTTTCGTTGAAGACTATGATTATCGAGCAACAGATTATGTTAATTTTAACTTCATCCAACTTAAAAAAAGACCTATATCTCAACTCATAGAAATGAAAGCTCGATTCCCCAACAATCAAGACTTGGTTAAATACCCAGAAGAATGGTATGTGGTGGAAAAAGAAGCTGGTCAAATCCAGTTATCCCCAGTCGAAGGAACCTTCAGTGGCCTTATCGTAACTCAAGGCGGGTCTTACGTTCCTCTTATTTACGGAACTCAATCCTACTGGCCACATCTCTTTCACATAACGTATAAGGCTGGTTTTACTCCTGATCAGATCCCCGTGATTATAAACGAAATGATTGGAATGCAAGCTTCTATGCGCATCTTTGAAATTCTTGGAGATTTGATTTTAGGACCAGGTGTTACTAGTGAGAACGTAGGTTTGGACGGAGCGAGTGTCTCCAAACAACTCGGCGCATCCCCAGGCATGAACGCCTTTTCGGCTCGTATTAAATCGTACAAAGATCAGATGAAAGAGTACATAGAAACGGTTCGTAAATATTACAACGGAATACCATCAATCGTAGGTTAATTATGTCCGACGTTAAAAAGTTTTTACATAAAAAGAAGAAAAAGAAAAGATCAATTCCGATGAGCACTTTTATAGATACTCGTAAACGTTGTTTAGACTCTAAAGAATCCGAAGAAACACAAGAAGGCAGCGGGGAAGGCGTAGCTATGTCTAAGACTGCTGGATATCCAAAACGAACTCATAAATTCGCTCAAGCATTTAAAAAGTCTATCGACTACAAAAATACCACGACTTCCGTTGACACCATGGATCAACACAACGCTGAAACTACGACTGAGTCGGAATTGGTTAAATACATCAAAGAAAACGCCGGAGATGATATCAGTAAAATTTCCTTTCCAAAAGGAAAACTCACTCTGTCTAAGAAAGAAGCTGGAGTATATAATGGGTTTTTCTCAGATACAGATGGACAAGTAGTAGAAAAGTTTGATGGTCAGACTATCGAAATGATCGCTAAACACATGGAGCTTAAAGAGCTTTATGAGAAGAAAGAAGTTGTAAAGGATCAAGCCGTAGAGTCTGCAGCTCACGAAGATGAAGAACAAGATAAGGAATTAATCCAAGAAGAAGCTGGAAAACAGATTGAAGAAGCCCTAGAAGAGCATAACTCCAAGTATCACCAAGGCCAAGAACCCGGAGAACCAATCACATCGGTTAAACAAGGTAATGGTAAAAAAGGACTTTTTCTTAGAATTAAAGCTGGGGATTTCGAAATCGAACTTAGAAAATCAGTAAGAGACTTCGTACACAATTTTAAGAAAGCCAAAGAATACGGTTTGGTTGATCAAGATCTTATTCAAAAAGCTTTAACATCTTGGAGAAAGAAAAACCAAGGAGTTATGAACATCCCAAACAATACAGTAGCAGCTAGAGTTTTATTGGAAAACTGGGATTCGTATCATGAAGAGTTTAATCAAACGGTTTATGCCTTAGAACAGGTTTCATCGGACAATGAATAAGAAAGATTTTATCAAAAATAGACTTTTGAAAAAAACTATGGAACAAGGTTTTGCTCTTTGCTACGGAGACAAAATTAGTATGTTCAAGTGTTCCTATAAAGTCGCATCGTTCAACTCAAGCGGTTACACAATCCTGGAAGATGAGAAGAACAATAAGATCGCACTCCCAAGTGAAAAACTAAAGTCGTTTCTAGAAAAAGGAATCGCAACCTCATCTGGTCCAATCAACCTATACAAAGCGTTGTCTACAACTGGTAAGACGAGAACTCCAGGAGGAGAACCAATCGGCACAATTCATACCGGAGCCAAAGGACAATACAAAAAAGTATCGATGAACCCTCCTATGTGGGTACATGTACACGAAGGCTCAGCTCATAGATCTCCAGATTCTGAGGAAGATCATCCACTTTCTCACCCAGAAGATGAAAAGGCTTTTAGTGCTATTTCTGCAAAGATAACAACTCACGCTCATCCAGAAGATCAAGAAAAGTTAAAGAAGTTGGTAACTGACTATATCGCAACAAAGAAAAAATTCAAATCCCTACAAAGTGCTCATAACACAGCTGAAACTGGACCAAAGGGAGAAAAGATTAGCGTAGGTATTTCTTCTGGAACTGTAAACAAACTTAACCAGATTAGAGAAGAAGCTCATAAAAAACACGCTGAACTATTGACCGCTATGAAAGAGTCCAGAATTAGAAAACTTAAGGAAGGAAAGTAACATGTCTGACAAGAACTTGAAAGAAAAGATTAAAGAGAAAATCGCAGAAGTTAAGCGTAGAAAGCATATGCTTGGACACGTTAACATCACCGGAGTTACTCATTCTAAAAAAGTTAAGCCTAAGAAAAAGAAGGAAGAACAAAAGCACGAACACAGACCCGGTTCAGTAAGTATCGGAGCGCATGGTGGTCGTTACATCCAAGAACCATCTGGACATAAAAGATATGTTAAAGAAGGCCAACTATCCGGTGTTAAGCGGTTTAAGAAGTCAGTTCGAGAAACCCTCGAAGATATCGTAAAAGCAGACAGGCTAGAATCCTTTATCCAAGATTTTAAGAAGAGAAACAAAAATGGCTAAGAATGTTGAAAAGATGTACAAAATGAAAGGCGTAGATAGTGGTAAATATGATAGCTGTGTTGAGGATGTCAAGCGCAAGGGTAAAGTAAAAAACGCCTACGCAGTGTGCGCAGCTGCTCTCAAGAAGGGTATTGATGTCAGCGATAAAGAGGCATATACTAAAATGAAGAAGGCTCTAGTTGATGCCTTTTATGAATTAGTATCAAACGAGGTAACTATGTCACAAGAAGTTAAAAAAGCCGAAGAAACTAAAGAAGCTCCAGTAGCTACCGCTGAAGCAGTTGCTCCCGCTGCAACTGAAACACCAGCAGCAGAAAGTGCAGCAACAACGGAAGCTCAAGCAGCTCCTGCGGTTGAAGCTCCAGCTCCTAAACTACAAGCCGGTTTGTTTGGAAGCTTTACGTTGGGTTCTACTCTTAAACAAGTAGAAACTGGCAACGTAATGTCTAACACAAAAAAGCCGATGATGAACTACGAGCAAGCTTACCAAGAGTCAACAAAAAATCAAGTTCTTACAGCTGAACAGCTAAAAGAATTGACAACTAAGAAACAAGCTTAAGTAAAAGGTGAATAATGCCTAAGCTTTCCAACGGGGTAAATCCCGACCGTTTAGAACAACTGATCCAAGACTTGGGCATTCGTGTGCGAATTTTCAAGTCTACTATTTGTCCTAATATGAAAAGCTTAGAGTCCTTAGATCACGACATCAATTGTACAGTTTGCAATAATGCTATGATTGACTTCGCTCCTCACAACAGTAAGGCCATGTTTCAACAACAAGATTTAGTAGATCAATTCAAAATGCAAGGAACATTCTTTATTGATGAGATTTTGGCATCTTTTCCAGCTGATGAAACCCTACATAGATATGCTAGAGTTGAGCTTTTAGATTTTTCAGAAGATTTCTTTGAGTTGATACAACGTCAAGTTGGAACTGCTACCGATCGTTTGAAGTACTCAGCTACAAGTGTTATTGGAGTTTTTACCGTAGTAAACAATGTTCAAGATGAGTTCTTTTTTGGAACTGATTTTGAGTTAGATGTTAACGGAGACCTCAAGTGGATCAGTGCTCACAAACCAGCGGACAAACAAGTTTACACAATCTATTACCGATATCGTCCCGTCTACAGAGCTATCAAAGCGGTTCACAGAGATCGATACACGCAATACAATATTCGACCTGAGGAAATCGTAACTCCAAAAGTAACTATTGAAGGAAGGACTTACGTTAAACTTCCTGAGACTTGGATTCTAAAAAGGGATTATTTAGTTGAACGCAGAGACATGTTAAATGCGTTACTGTCTGAGAACACCTTCTACGATCCTAACGCTGTTTAAGGTTCAACATGTTTAAATTTAAGTTTGACACTTCTGATTTTGATGCATCAGAAATAGTTGACGGTTTTCGATCTCGCTTCAAAAGCGCAGTTGCTGCGTTAGTCTCGGACGTTAACAGCGAAGCTGACAAAGTAGCTAGTTTAAAATTAAAAGTCGGACTGAAGAAGTGGAAAGAAGGTTTTAAGATCAACAAAGTCACAGATGACTTCTACATCATATCAGTCACCGGCCAACTTGCTAATTGGATGGAACAAGGCATGCAAGCGGGAGAAGTGTCGAAAGCTATCATGCAAGGTAACCGCGCTGAGCATAATAAATCCGAAGGTAAAAATTACGTAGACGTACCTATCGCAAGAGACGCGGACGCAGCTGGTAACATGACTCTTGGAAAAAAAGGTCCTAAAGTGAATGTTAGTGCTTTTAAGAACGCAGACGACCTCATCAAGAACGTAACCTTCTCAGATTGGAAACGAGGCGGGGTACGTCAAGAAAAACGAATTATTAGTCGAGTTCAGGATATAATTAAGTCAACCAAGCCCGAGACCGGAGAAACTAACTATCTTACAATTCGAAGGGTCACAGACAAAAGTCAATGGCCTAAAACTCCGTTTCAAGGAGCTAAGGTTTTAGAAAGCTTGGATACATATATCGAAAATAACTTCGATAAGATCTTAGAGAGGATGATGTAAATGACTCGTAGAGCCAAGAACAGGGAGTTGTTTTTAGAAGGCAAAAGACACTGCTTGACTTGTAATCAAATCAAGATCTTAGAAGAGTTTATTTTAGAATCTAGGAATTGGTCAGGCAGAGGATCTAGCTGTAAAGTTTGTGAAAGAGCTAGGCTTAGTCAGATTCAAAAACAAAGATACAACGATGGTAAAATAAAATATGTATCTGGACAAGATTCAGATAGAAGCAAACGCTATAGAGAAGCTAATCAAGAAAAAACAAAAATTAGACATCAAAAGTATAAACAGTCAGAAAGAGGAAAAAAGTTGCATAGATATAACGAAAATCTACGAAGAGCAACTAAACTACTTGCAACACCAAAATGGGCAAGTTTAGAGAAGATTAAACAAGTTTATTTGAATTGTCCTAAAGGATACCACGTAGACCACATAGTTCCATTACGAGGCGTAAATGTAACTGGTTTGCACGTTGAGTATAATCTGCAGTACCTTCCTGCTATAGAAAATATCAAGAAGGGAAATCGCCTCAATAAGGTAGGGTACTAAAATCGGCGCACCTATTACAGAATTTGTAATTGAAACCGTTATTAGAGATGGGCTTGGAGAGTTGCGTGCAACCCCAGCTAAAATCGATGACATCTTTAGCAAGTTCTTAGAGGCTCAGTTTATCAACCAATACGGCCAAGACAAAATCGACAGTATCAAGACGTACATAGTTAATAACCAAATTAAGATTGTACACGCTTGGAGTATGGTTCCTACCTCAATTCCCTGCATATCAATCCAACTTCAGAGAGCCAACGAAACTGAGGAAGATCAAAATCTTGGAAATAACTACATGGATGAAGAAACTTCAACTACTCCAACTGTTTATGTTGCGACGGTAACCCCTGGAACTTATGACACTTTAACCGGAAAACTGACCGTAGTTAATGCAGCAGATCTAAGTCCGATATGCCCAGGTATGGTATTCGTAGATGCCGATAACAACAAGTTCCCAATCCAAAGCGGTATTAGCAACATGTCTGGCAATAAATACATCAACATAGGCTCAGGACAAACTCCTCAATTAGTCGGAGATGGTCGTATTGAAAGCTCGATCGACTTTATCCGATCTGAGCGTAGACAGATCAGAATTCGAGAAACGGTCATGCTGGGTTGCCACGCCAAGAACGATATCCACCTTGTTAAGTTCATCTACTACATCTTGGTGTACATACTTAAATCTAGACAGGATTCCTTGATAAATAGGGGCATCGAATTAGACCGAGGCACTGGAAACATCTTTGATCGAGAAAATGACTTTCAGGGTGAAAACATTTTCAGTCGATTTTTGGAAGTAAATTGCTTGACTGAATTCGTATGGAATCAGGGAGTTGTACAGGTGTTCGATTGCTTTGACCTTACTGTTAAAGTACCAGACCCAACCCCTGATAGTAATGTCGCAATTCCTGTGAATACCTCACCGGAAGATTAATCATAAAATTTTAAACGTTTGTGATGTAAAATAGGACGTAGATCCAAATGAGTAAAGAAAAAAACAATAGAACCGATTTATACTTAGAGAAGAAAGATGCCAACGCATCTTCCGAGGATAATACAAAGAACTCCAAGAAGTTGGAGGCGAGGGTCGTAAGCTTTGACTTATATTTTCAAATGCTTATGAAAAAGAACCCAAAAGTTTACGCTCACCATAAAGCGCCTATGAGACAGTTCGCTGAAGCTCAGAGTATGCTTGAAGGTAGCGAAGAGAACTTTGATAAATTGTTTAAGTCTTATTAATTAAGAGGAACTTGAAATGGCTATTAATCAAAATTTTAACGGAGCTAGTCTTTTTCACCCTGGCGCGTACTCGAAAACGGTTGTTAACCTTTCGGGTGGGTTTCCACTAGCTGCTACTGGTATCGTAGCACTTGTAGGAGAAGCTCTTAACGGTGCTCCTGGATCATCTGATGGTGTTCAGACTTTTACTAGTGAAGACATCGCAGCTTTGATTGCGAAGTATGGAAGCGGTTCGATCGTAGATGCAGCTCGCATTTTGATCGCTCCTGCTCGTGATAACCGAGTCCCAAACGGTGCTAGCTTGATTCGCGTTTACAAAACAAATGCTTCTACACAAGCAACTCTTAGCCTTAAAAACGCAGCTCCTGTAAATTTGTTTACTATCACGTCAGCAAATTGGGGCGCAGATCAAAACTTGATCAGCGTTAAGGTTGAAGCTGGAACAAACGTAAATGCTCGTATCATCACAGTTCAAAAAGGTGACACCAAAGAAGTTCTTCCTGAAAACGCATACGACGCTATGTTGTCGATTCAATACATCGGTGCAGGCACCGCAGCTACGTTGTTGATTCAAAACAACACCCTGACAACTACTGTTACTGGCGCAGCTACGGATAACCAAAATATTCTTCTTACTGGTAAAACGTTGTCTCAAGTCGTAGAACTTATCGCTAACTTTAACGGCGGACTTTCGTACACTTGTACTACTACTTATAAACTTGCTTCTTCGAAGAGTGCAGCGGATCTAGATTCTATTTCAACAGCATTAGACATCTTGACCACAGCTAAAACACTACGAGCACAACAAAAAGAACTACTCGATATCATCAACGGTCAATCTGCATTGATCACAGCAACTCGCGTTGCAAACGTTGAAGGAACTATCGCAGCTCTTGTAAAAACGTTTTTGACTGGTGGAGCAACTGGAGCATCGACTAACTCAAACTTCCAATCAGCTTTTGACGCTTTGTTAGCAGCTCGAATCAACACTGTAGTTACTCTAGTTTCAAGAAATGCTTCTGCTTTGATCACTGAAGGTCTTACAGATCCTTCTTCTACGTTTACTGTAGATGCTATCAACACCCAAGCAGTTACTCACTGTATTTTGGCCTCAAACACCAAGAACCGAAGTGAACGTAACACTTACGTTTCGAAGAAAGACTCATTTGCAAACACTCAAGCAGCGGCTCTTGATCTTAACCACGAACGTGCTTCTATGCTTTTCCAAGACGTTGAAGTTTTGGGAACAGATGGAAATCTTAAGTTCTTGGACCCATGGGCAGCAGCATGCATGATCGCTGGTATTCAGGCTGGTACTGATGTTGGAACTCCTGCTACTTTCAAACTCGTAGCAGCTAACAGCATTAAACACCAAGACTACAATGCTAAAACTCAAAGCGATCTCGCAATCGCTGGCGGACTACTTGCTCTCGAAGAACCAGACAGCGGTGGAATCCGAGTAGTTGTTCAAAACTCAACTTATGGCAAAGATGCAAACTTCGTGTTCAACAGACCTAGCGTTCTTTATGCAGCTGACGTTGTAGCATTCAATCTTCGTCAACAACTCGAAGCAATCTATGTCGGTGAAAAAGCTAAGAGCGGAAGCGCATTGGCAATCAAAAACACTGTTATCGCAATCATGCAACAGTTCTTGGATGCTGATATCACAGTTGGCGACGACACAAACAGCGGCCTAGGTTGGAAAGACTTGACCGTAACGCTCCTTGGTAACACTGCAAAAGTTAACATCACGATCACTCCAGTACAAGGAATCGACTTCATCCTTAACACAATCACTTTGGATAACATTAAGCAATCGGCTTAATAAGGGGAACATACAATGGCTCTAACAGCTAAACAAAAGAAATCACTCGATATGGCAATGGCATCTAAGAAAGATGCAGACGCTCTCGTAACAGCTATGGCAACAGATGCTACTCTAAGTGCGGATCAATTGAAAAGACTTGAGATCGCTCTTGGTGATAAGAAAGCTGCAGCAGATGCAGCAGCAGCTATTGATGCTTCATCTGGATCAATCACAGAAAGAACTCGCGGAACTCTTCAGGAAGCTATGGCTAGCAAAGCTGACGGTGACGCTTTAAAAGCAGAAATCGTAGGTTAAATAACTAGATAGGTAAAAAGATCGTAAACCCCCAGCCTATCTGACTTAATGGGGTTGTATAGGAGAAAACAATGAGTCAAACTACTACTGGCGCACGAGTCGTATTTAGAGTCAATGGACAAAAGATCGCATTCGCTAACGCCTTAAACTACACAGTTGCCCATGCGCATCAACCAGTTGATGTGTTGGACCAGCTTACTCCAGCCGAGTATGCAGAAACGGGATACACCGTAAACTTTACGGCTACTATGTTCCGAGTTAGCAATCAATCTGCTATCTCTTTGGGACTTCGCCCGAAGCTTCAGAACATCCTTACCCAGCCAGAACTTACGGCTGAGTTGATCGATCGTATCACAGGAGCTACTATCTTCTTGATTCAACGTGTTAAATGCACTCAAGAAGATTTTAACGTTGATGCACGCTCATTAGCTCAATTGACCTTGTCCTTCGTAGGAATCAAGATGTCAGATGAGGCAGGCGCTTAACCCTTACCCCTCGCATATAATACCTCCTTTTGGAATCGAAGAAGGCTACCTTTACCGGTAGCCTTTTTTGTTTTAAAATATAGTTTGATCAAGTTGTGGTAAACTATAGATAAATAATAAAAAAAGGAGAAATATATGTCTATTCAATCACTTCCGCCGATGGAGCACACCTTTTCTATCGATCTTAAAGGATCAGAAACAGGTAAACTGTTCCAAGGAACCTTCACCTACAAACGACCAAACCTAAAGTCTCGATCAGAGATCGCCAAGACGGTAGCCCGCTTCAACGAGGACGTTAAGACTCTAGACGCAGATACCAAAGTTCTTCACGAAATCATGGCCGCCCTTAAGCATACCCTCGTTGCTTCACCAGATTGGTGGGTTAAATCAAACGACGGGTTTGACCTTTATGATCTAAATGTGATCTACGAAGTGTACAAGTCTTGTAGCGATTTCAACGCAGAATGGCTTAAGAAAGTATGGCAGGACGAAGAAGCCAAGTCGTAATTCGTCATGAAAAAGAAGCCTACGGATATCAGAAAGCGGTTTTTGAGACTAGCTTATGAGCAGCTCAACCCTAACCTTGGAACTATCGAGGGCTTAGAACAAGCTCTAACGAACTGGTATTGCTTTCAGTATAACGTACCGCCTAACGATGATAAACTATTAGAGATGACTGTTGAGGAGCTTTTGGTCCTTCATCAGATGCATCGCATCAGAGAGAACCCACACATAGTTGACGAGATTACCTCAGAAAACGAAAACTACGAAGAATGGCTTAAGAAGGAAATGGGAGATGATTACGCATCCCCCGACGAGATGGCTGAACAAGTAGAAGCTTTAAATAAAGAAGAGAAAGAGTTTGCTGAGAAGGTTAGAAAAGAATATCCCGAAGTCATTACCACTGACTTTACCAAGCTAGAGGAATAAGATGAGCGAGATCAAAAAGGAATTAAAATTAGTTGCCAGTCTAGACGATTCTGCGTTTAGAAAACAGATTGAGCAACTTAAACGTTCCTTGGGTAAAGAGTTCTCTTTTGGATCTCAGGATCTTGGAGACCTCACAAAATCTTTAGACTCTATCGCGAAAGAGTTTAAAAAATTCCATGAAGAAATTAAAAAAACTCTAGAAGGAATCAGACAAGAAGGTTCTGGAGCTAGGGGTGGAATGCCGGGAAGTTCAAACATTCCTGGAGTCACTCCTCCAAGTAGACCTCCTGGAGGCGGCGGTGGAGGCGATGACGACGGCTTCTTTGGTAGGAAAGGTGGATTTAGAACTGGCCTCGGAGTTGCGGGTTTAGCTGGTGGAGCCTACACTGGTATTCGAGAAATCCAAGAACAGCTTGCTAAAAACCAACAACAATTTGTATTAGACGCTTTATCTCAAGGCGGAACAATTTCTCGTATTGGCCAAGGCGGTCGTGATAGTTTACTTGGCAAACTTGCAGGAGCTGCTAAAGGAGCAGGCAAAGGCGCTGCAGTAGGCGGACTCGCGGGTAGTTTTGTACCAGGTATAGGAACAGCAGCGGGTTCTATTGCTGGCGCTGTTTACGGTGGAGCTACTGGATTTTTTGGTGGAGCTGAGGAAGAGGCAAGATCTAGGATGCTTCGAAACCCAGCAGCAAACGAAGCATTACAAAAAGCTAGAGCTATGCGAGGCATCCGAATGGAAGCTTTGTCTGGCGGTGGAGTTACGGGAAGTCAGTTAAATATAACTCAACAACAAGGTGCTGAACGGTTTGGCTTTTCTCCACAAGAAACTCTACAACAATTTATTCAATCAAGACAATTTCTAGGAAACGCTGGAGCTTCTGAGAACATGGGAACGCTCCAAGAAATGCAACGAAGACTGGGCATCTCAGCGGGAGAAACGGCTCAAACTGGTGAAGTGTTTGCAGGCGCAGAACGCGGAAGCATGAGTGGAGGAGTTTCTAGATCTGTTGAAATGCTTAAACGCGGTATTGCAGCTGGTATGGATGCAAGTAAAACCAGTCAGTTCTTAAAGACCACGGCTTCTTACGTTCAACAAAGTATCGGATTAGGAACTATAGATGTTGGTAAAGTTGGAGAAAGCCTTCAGCAATTGGCTGGTGGATTCGCAGGACCAGGCGGTAATGTCACTCAAGTTCAACTACAACAAGCAGCTACTCTACAAGGACAACTTAAACAAGAATCTACTTCAACTCGGGGTCTGTCAGGCATTGGAAATATCATGGCTGTACAGGAAGCTCTAGGACCAGGAGCTACTAGCGAACAATTACTAGCTGGATCTCAAATCTCTGGAGAAGCTACTTCCGAAGATATCATGCGTATTCTAGGAGTTGATAAAGATAAGGCAGAAAAGTTAAGACAAGGAAAGGGAAACGCGCTTAATAAAGGAATGCAAGCAGCTGGTGTAGCAGGCTCCCCTATGGAGTTCTTCATGGGAGCTAGGGAAACTGGAATGACTGCTGAGCAGTTTTTAGGAAGAAAAAACGCAATGGACATGATGGGACCAGCAACTCCCGCAGAAGCAGTTCAACTTCCTGAAGGTGCTATGGGCACTAAAGAACTTGCAAATACTATCCAAGATGCCACAAAGTTACAAATTGAGTTTTCAACCGGTATGAAGTTATTGGCCGAAGATACTAAAGACGCTGCTGATACCATGGAAAGTTTTATAGAACGATTGAATGAAGCTACCCGAGCATTACAAGATATGGCAGCTTCTTCGAGGGTTTCTAAAGAGGTTAGGTAATGTCAGGTTTTGAAGCACCAAGATCGTCGGCTCCAAACGTTCCCCGCACTACTGCTAGAATTAGATCTCAGCGTTCTACATGTGTTGTGGAAATTTTTAGATACCAAGATCCTACCATAACTAAACTACATGACTTGAATATTTCTACGGAACAAATTCTTGGTGGTGCTCCCGCAGCTACGCAGGACAACTTAGACACCAAAAACTACATGCTCATTCGAGACGATGTGGTTCGATGCACAATTAATAAAAACAAGGACAACAAAGGGACGTTTAGCGTGAACCTTAAAAAAGGTAAACAGCGATCGGGAGATTTGAACCTACCTGGAAATATTGATTACGTTCAATCCGTACACCCTGGCGATTGGATTATGATTTATCTTAAAAAGAGTGGAGACATTCAAGTCACTCAAGTTTCTGCAGCAACTTCTTCTAGCGGATTAAAGTTTTTAGGAGTTGTTGAAAACGTTAGAATGGTTGAAACAGACGATCCGTCAACCGGAAGACCTAGAGCTGAGTACCTTATTACTGGTAGAGAATTTGGAAAAGTATTTGACATGTCTTTATTTTTCAATCCTATCGTAAACCAGCAAGATGCCGAAAGTATTTTAGGTGCGAAGTTCTTAAAAGATTCTAAAAACACAGTATCAGTTATAGGCAATAGTCCTGACAAGGTTGTAAAAAGTCTGATCGACTTCTACTTGGGTGGGTCCGAGAAAAAAGTAAATTCTGCTAATGAGATCTGGTATATACCAAGCATACTAGCTAGGAAGTTTTTACCACCAAGTCAGATCAAACCCAAGGGCGTGTCATTTATAGATATTTTGAACAAAGATCGAATTGGGTTACATTCTTATAAGAACAACGTATTTCAAAGTGCAGTTTCTTTACCAGGAGCCGCAGTTATAAAATCGCTACCTGCTTCGGGAGAAGTTTGGTCCATATTAGACTCGTTCAAAAACTCTGCTACAAACGAATTGTATACCGAACTAGTATTAGACTCTAGCGGAAAACTTAAACCTTCATTGGTTCTAAGACAACTTCCTTTCTCAAATAAATCAGATCAAGAAACTAACGTGTTCTTTCAAAACGAAGGGGACGACGTTACTGATTCAGTTGCGGATTCTAAAAAAACCTTTTTCGTAGATCTACCAAGAACTAAAATTACAAGTTCAGACGTGAGACACAAAAACATAGGAAAGAGTGATCACGATAGAATCAATTACGTTATAGTAGTTCCTAAAGTTGATACGGATGTTTACGATATTGCCTATGTAGCAGGATCTAACGTGCCCTCGATTCAAAGATATGGGCTCCGAGTTCTTCAAGCACAGACAGCTTACGTACTAGGCGCTAGTTCTACAAACAGCGGAGACGGTATCAAAAACTATTGCAAAAACTGCGTGAACCTTCTTCAAGATTGGTTCTTTACCTCACACAACCTCTTCAATGGCTCGTTGGTTATAGACGGTCGAGACGAGTTTATGGAAGTGGGCAGTAACCTTTATCTTACAGACTCAAATCAACTATTCCACGTTGAAGGTTATACTCATAACTACGAGATCACACCTTCCACTGGGGACACAATTTATAACACAGAAGTCAGAGTCACACGAGGTCAACTTCTCATAGGAGCTAGATCTAAGTTTATTGGAGCTTCTCAATCCCCTAATGATCCAGTAACCGTAGTTACTAACTTTGTTCCAAACGCTAGGAGAAAATCGTAATGGGTAGACATCCAGACGGCTCTACAATAAGCTCCTACTTTGGAACCGAGAAGATGCCTTCAGGTTCCGATGTGTATGATGGCGGACTGCGGTTCACCTACGGTCAGATTGATAAGATCCACTTCGTAGACGAAGATTCTAATATTTCAAAAAAGTTCGTGGAATACGACGTGAGCATACGAGATGCTAAAGGTGGACAAAGCACTTTACGTAATATTCGATCAATGTCTAGCTTATTCGGAGCTAATGATTTCGAAGAGACCATATTAGAGTCAAATGAGTTTGCATCCAAAGGTAAGTTAGATTCTTCAAACTTTTTCAAAAATAAAAACGGAACTATCGTAGTCATAGCACACATGCATGGCAGTAACGACAAACCGTTTATTGTAGGAACTTGGCAGCATCCTGCGTTTTCCAAAGGAGCAACCAAAGCTGACGGTATTAGGAAGAAAGGCGAGTACCGTGGTATTCAGTGGGAAATCAATAAGGACGGAGAATTCATACTCACGTACCTTGGCAACCGCACTCCTGATGGAAAGCTTGCACGAGAAGATACGGGACCTACAGAAGTAAAGATCGACAAAGACGGCGTGTTTACTTTAGCCGATAATGAAGATCAAAAATTCGAGATGAACCGTAAAACCAAAACATTCACGTTTACTAACGGGGTTACGGTTACGTATGATGGTGAGAAAGATAAGGTAACCATTGAAACGACGGGTGGAGCGAAAGTTGAGGTAGACGGAGATGGAGATAAAATCACCGCCGAGACTACCGGAGGAGCTAAAGTTGAGATCGATGGAAGTGCAGATACTGTAGATGCTCTTACTGCTGGCGGAACGGAAGTCAAGTTGGACGGTACTGCTGACAAAATTGAGATGAAAACTTCTGCCGGAGCTGAAGCTTCTATTGATGGAACAGGGGACGCTATTAAGCTAGTAACCTCGGGAACCGGTGAGCTTAATATCGTGAATAATACCGTAGCACTTGGCTCTTCGACTGCCGAGCTTCTTCAACAAATTTCAGATCAACTTCAACAACTTATTACAGTTTCTACTGCAGAAGCTGCTCATACCCATAACATTATCACTCCTATACCAGGAAATCCAACAGGACCTCCGACTACTGCGGGTGGTTGGATCGCAGCTGCCGCTCAATTTACTATCATAAAAGCCTTGATCGAGAGCATAAAAGGGACGCTATAACCATGGTATACTTTATTTTGGCACTCAAAAATAATAGGAGAATAATATAACATGGCGTTTGGCATAGGAAATTTGGGACAAATCGTCTCAGATTTCGGAGAAAGCTTAAATCAAATCTTTGGAGGTGGGTCTAAAGGTGCACAACCTAAAGGTGGTATTTCGCTTTACAACGTCCAATTCGGCGGTAGTACTTGGAACAGCGACTCAGCTGGTAAATGGCTAGGCAACACCCAAGGCCAAAAAGTTCGATACGGCTTTGCTCAAGTATCTTCTAAAGGTCTTCTTCAGACTCTAGATAGCGCCGGTTCATTTTATTATTTAGATATTCCTCCTCAAGCAATCTCTCAGAAAGAAATTTTCGCTACTAACGTATCTGCTACTCGCAGAGGTGTAATCGTAGAGTCAGAAGGCGTGGTGTTTAAAGACATCGTGATTCAAGGAACTACGGGTGTGTTCCCTGGAGAGCGAGGTAGTTACAGCGGACCTCAAGCCAATTTTGCTGACATCACTGCAGCTCCTAAAGAACCAGAAGGCGTTGATTCTAAAACCGGTCGTTCAAAGAAATCTACTTCAAAAGTAGTATCTGGATACGAAGAGTTTTTAGGTCTAAGACAGTACTTCCTCAGTTACGCTTTCAATAAGACTCAGAAGAATGGAGATCTATTTTTAGTTTTCATCAATGAAAAAGACAACCAAGCTTTGATTGTTGAACCCATGGAATTTAACATGGATAGAAATTCGAAATCTCCTTTGACGTACAATTACCGTATTGTTCTTAAAGCTATTGGAAACCTTAATGCAGCTTTCAAACTTCCTCCTGGAGCTAAACCCAGTTTACTAGAACAAATCGGAAACGTGTTTGCAAACGCTTCAGCTGCTTTGCAACAATCTCGCGCTGCTATAAACGCTACGTCTACTGCTTTTCGTCAGACCTTTCAAGCCATTGACCAGACTGTTAATGGTCCTCTTCTTCAGTTACAGTTTGCTCTCGAAGACTTAAATAACGGTATTTCAGACACCCTGGCTTTACCTGAGATTCTAATTCGAAACACTTCAAATTCGATCTTAGGTATCAGAGAAAATGCAAACCAATTATCGCAAACCCTAGGATTTAATAACTCAGAAGATAGTGCAGCTAACGCAGCTATAATCACAGCTACTTCTCCAGTATTAAGCCGCATAGGTAGTGACACTAAAGTTCCAGTACCTAGAGCTTTTGTAAACGATTTAAGAGCTTCCTTACAAGAACAGTCAGATAATATTGCAGATAGTTTGAATATGGGAGATCCCCTGTATAATCAAATTAAGGGTCGCGTAGTGACTAACACACCCGGCCCCCTTAAGATTGCCAGTGATGAGGAATTTTTGTTGTTAGGTAACGTGAAGACTTCAGCAGATGCTTTAAGCGTAGTGCTCGCAAACAACGACGCATTTGAATCTGATGCTGAAAAGGCGTTTGATAATGCTCGACAAGCCTTCATTATTCCAGGATTACCTCAAGAATCTCAACCAGTTCAAATCAACAAACCAGCAAATGTTAGACAGGTTAGAATCCGAGGAAATGATACACTAGAAAAGATAGCCGTAAGGGAACTGGGAACTGCACAACGATGGCCTGAGCTTGTGGTTTTAAACCAATTGAAACCCCCGTACATCAGCTCAGCTGGTGGTGACCACGTTAAAAAACCGGGCGATACCTTAATGGTAGGAGTAGATTAATCATGGCCGTTGCTATTTTAAGAGGACCAGATTCTGAGCTTACAAGGAATCTTTCGGAACTTGAAAAAAGTTTAGGAGTGGACCTTAAAATTAATCAGAATGGCGACCTTCAATTGAACAACCTGAACGATCTTGAGTTGATCGCAGGAGTCAATAACGCAGCTCAAGCCATTTTTATCAGACTCAGCGTAGAACCTGGTTCTTTACTTTACCATCCTGAGATTGGTACGGATCTTCAAGTTGGACAAAAGACTAAAGACGCGTTTACTATTCAGGCTCAGATACTCAAGTCGTTGTTGAACGATGAGAGATTTGAAGACGTACAAGCCAAAGTAAGCGTATTGGGAGATCGAGTTTTAACAAACATTCGAGTAGCACTGGCTAATACAGGAATAGCAGTACCACTTCAATTTACAACTCCAGCTTAAAGGAAATTTTATGGGAAACTTTGTACCTAAATCGCATCCCCAACTCGTAGCCTCGATGGCCTCTACGGTATCATCGAACACCCCTATTACTGACTTCAGTGATGGTTCTGTAATCTTAACCTTACTCGAAGCAGCAGCTCAGGAAGACTTTCAACAATATATTCAAATGTTGAACATAATCAGGAACTACCACCTCGATACTACTGAGGGTGATGATCTTGATTCAAGAGCTTCGGAGTATGGGATCACTCGCTTACCTTCTTCTCCTCATAGCGGATTTGTAACTGTAATCGATGTTAGTTTTTCTAAGATTGCAACTAAAATTTACTCTGGACTTCCAGGACCAGTAGCCGGAAGCTCTGTCATTTTCGTAGACGACGCCAGTGCTTTTCCAGCAACTGGATCTTTATACATCGGTCGAGGAACCAGTAATTCAGAAGGTCCGATATCTTATACCGTGGCTCCCGTAGATAACACCTCTTATTGGACAATCACCTTAAGCTCAGCTCTTACCAACGATCACGGCACCGATGAGTCGGTTATTTTAGGCCAAGGTGGTATCAGAACTTTAGATGCAGGTACGGAAGTTGAGATCCCTGAAACTGATGTAAGTGCTAAAGTTACTTTTGAGTTGAATCAAACAATCCAATTGTTGGATGGAGAAAACACCTTCAGTAGCGTGTTGGTAACCGCTACCCAACCTGGTGCTTTCAAAGTACCCGCAAACTCAATCATCTCATTCCCAAACATTCCTTTCAACGGAGCTACAGTAACCAACCCGCTCCCGTTTGTAAATGGTAGAGATCTTGAGTCTGATCAAAGTTTACGTGACCGTATTCGAGCTACTATTCAATCGTTGTCTCGGGGAACTCCACAATCAATCAAGAACGGAATTTTAGGATTAGTAGATCAAAACACCAACAACAGCGTAGTCAGCGCCAACATCGTACCCCCAGTTATTTTGGCTGATGGTCCAACTAAGGTGTACATCGATAATGGTCGCGGTCTCGAACCGGAAATCGCAGCGGTGGGCTTGGAAGAGTTAGTGACTTCAGCTATTGGTGGAGAGCAGTTTTTTCAACTTCAAAACTTTCAGTTGACTAAGAGTAGTTTGGTATCTCAATCTGTAGAACCTTTTAATCTAGTTGGTGGTGAGACTGTAGTAGTTACGGTAGGCACTGACGAAGAAACATTCACGTTTCAAGAATCTGATTTTAGCATCCCTGGCAGAGCAAGCGGGGCTGAAGTATCCCAAGCTATCAATCAAAAGTCGTTGCTTGTAGAAGCTCGCACTATCATCGACGCCTTGGGCAGACATGTGATCATGACTCCAAGAGCCTCAATCAACGAAGATATTCAAGTTGATGGAAGTTCGACGGCACAAACTGCACTCAACTTTTCAGAACTTAAAGCCGAGACTTTAAAGCTTTATAAGAATGATATGTTGCTAACTAAGGATGGTGTGACCGCCGCTATTCTAAGTCAAGCCCAACCATTTAATTTTTCTACAACCTCAACAACTACTACTGATGGAGATATTACGGTAACTCCTGGTTCCGCCGTAGTTACTAAATTAGTGGCAGGAGCGTTTCCGTTTAAAGAGTTCATACACGAAGATGATTTCATAAAGTTTTCTACTGACGCTGATTCTTTTTACGCCAGGGTAAGAACTGTAGTTTCTGATACCAAACTAATTTTAGATACTGAGTATTTGGCTACAGGGGGTGGAGTTGGAGATCTTACTATTTGGTCATCTCCTCAGTTAGACATCGCGGCTAACGGAGAGCGAGATCAGGCTGAGACTGTTTCTTTTGGTCCTACCGATTTTAGCAACGCACTCCAAGCTACTGCGTCTGAAGTGTTTGCGCGTTTAAGTGTAGACTTAGATTTATCTCAGACTGAGTTAGCGGTTAACAGTACTAAAATCAAAATCATCTCTAACGTAGAGGACAGTTCTGAATCAAGCATGCAAGCACTTGGCGGTGGAGCCGCGCTCGCCTTAGGTTTAGCAACTCAATCTTCTCTTACAGGAACCATATCAGCAACAGGTGGATCTATCGTAGTTACCGGCGTTGGTACGCTATTCACTACTGAATTAGAGAAAGATCAGTGGATTAAAGTTGACGCAGATGGGCTTGGAGCTTGGAGTAAAGTTCACACCATTGAAAGCGATACTATTTTATACCTTGAGAAAGGATACCGAGGACCGAGCAGCGTTGGTGCGGCTGGTAGCAAAGTTAATTTCGGAGAATTCGCAGTCGGCAAAAACAAAGACTACGTATTGAACAGATCTAACGGTCAGATCGAATTATTGTCGCCTTTGTCTGCCGGAAACAGTTTGACCGCAGGCTCAGTAAATACCCGAGCATTTTTATTGTCAGTAGAAGAAACCTTTAACTTCGTTCCTCTCGGAGCAAGTTCTACACTTATCGTGGCTATCGACGGTGGACAACAAGCCACGGTTACTACAGGAGACGGTTCTGCTCCTTATGACACTTTTATATCAACTAGTTTAATAGGGTTTCAAGCTAACATTTTCAACGGTTTCTACATAGAATGGACCACGGGAGATAACGTCGGTGAGACTGCTTTAGTAAGCTCCTATAACACTGCTACCGGACAAATAGTAGCTTCAGCTGGATTCACTAATCCGATTTTAGTTGGAGATAAATTTGTATTATCTCAAGTTATTAGTTTTACTCATGCCACAGATTTCGCTGACCCATCTGCAGCTACTGCGGACGAAGTTGTGTTTGCTATCAACGCCCAACTCTTAGGCGGAAAAGCCGATAACAAATCTGGTCAAGTTCGTATTAGAACTGCAAACTTTCAAGACACTGGACAAATTCAAGTTAAAGGTGGAACTGCAAATACGGTATTACTATTTTCTACTACTGCCGTTTCTAGCCAAACTAATAACGTTGGATTTTTGGAATCTCAAAATTCAGATAGAAGTGGGAACGCAGCAGCGATTGGATACACGCTGGGACCAAATCAAAACATCGCGGTTATATTCGATGATGATAGTGTAAACAAAACCTTCTCAGTCAAGCTACAAGTAGCAGGCTCAGTTACTTCTACTGGAGTAGGCGTATTTTCAGATTCAGCAACTGGAACTAAATATATCAACGACGATTATTTTAACGACTTTTGGATCTACTGGCTTACAGGCTCAAACGCAGGTTCAGTTCAGAACGTAACGAATTACGTGGGAACTGCAGGTACTTTTACAGTAGCTGACATTTTCCCGATGCCGTTGTCTAACCCTATTGCAATCGGTGATACGTTCGCGCTTGTTCCAAGAACAGCAGATAACGTGGTCGCATTGTTAAACGACACCAACACTACTACAATGTCTGTAGTTGGAAACGCAGAAGTTATCGGCATCACTGGGGACTTTATCCAAATTTCTTCTAAGACTCCAGGTAGTGCAGGTAAGGTTCACGTAACAGGTGGAACTGCAAACGCAATTGCGATAGCTATTCAATCGGTTCCAGCTGGTGCACCAGTTAACGACGTTACTACGAATACGATCGCTGGATTGTCAAAAGGTCTGTATGTTAAGTTGTCGGTAGATGCCGCAGTAACCACGGGCGACTTGACGGTTCCTTATAACACTTTCATTGCAACATCTATGATCTCAGCTCTTCCAGCTTATTTCACGGGAATGGATATTGAGTTCTTAACTGGTAATAACAAGGGATTTAAAACTACTATAAGCTCGTACAACAACGTAACCGGTCAAATCGTATTAACCACGGCAGCTACTAATGCTATCTTGGTAACGGATACTTTCCGAATAAGCACAAACGTGTACGTAGTTGGAATCACGGGTAGCGTAGCCCCTTATACCGTAACTTTCAACGACTCTTCAAACGTAGCTTATGATGTATCGGGTTTCATCCCTCAGAGAAGCTCAGCTATCAGAGATGTTAATGGCTTGAATTTTTCAACTAGACAAGTAGAAGGCGTAGACGGTTATAAATATTTCACTGGCCTATTACAAAAAGTTCAATGGACTATTGACGGTTTGCCAACAGACGCCGCTACGTATCCTGGGATCGGAGCAGCAGGAACTCAGTTTGAAGTGTTGTCTCCTATTATCCGAAAACTGAAATTCATAATCTCGCTCACTACCGTAGAAGGCGTGAGCTTGAATTCAGTAAGCGAGTCGGTGAAGAACACGATCCTTGAGTATGTAAATTCAAGAGGAGTTGGAGAACCAGTAGTACTATCTGAGATTATCGCGGCTTGCTTGTCAGTAACTGGTGTGTTTGACGCAGTGATCTTAAATCAAGAAGTAAACATCACAGTATCAGCTAGTGAGATCCCAAGACTTGATTCACAAGATCTAATCGTAGGTTAATGAATGTCTAAGTTTGATAGGTTTGTTGCAACTCTACCATCGTTATACCGAGTTCAAGTAAACACCATGATTGGTGGTTTGCTCAAAGCTTGGGGAGCTAGCGATGACGAGATTGAAGTACAAATCCAAAACACAAAAGAACAGTTATTCGTAGAGACCGCAGCTTCTCGATACCTAGATTTTTTAGGTAACGACGTTGGGGTTAATAGAGAACCTGGTCTGGATATTGGTGATAACGATTTTAGAAAACTTATCCCAGTACTTTCCTTTTACCCAAAACAAGTTCGTAACACAGTTATCTCATTACTCGATGTGTTTTGGGGGGCTACTTATACTAGACCGAATGTAAACTCTGGAAACTCGGAACCTTTCAATTTTGGACCTGAACCCTTGCTCACGGGAACTGCTAACTTTGAAAAGGGGAGTGACGTTGTTAAAGGAACCGGCACGCTTTTTACCGTAGAACTTAATCCCGGAGACTATATTAAACCTAACGCAGCTTCAGGAACTACTTACCAAAAGGTTGCATCTATTACGAGCAACACTGAATTAAAGTTGGCTACTCCGTGGGCAGCGAATTACGCTATCAACTCTACGATCGAGAAAGGAGTTATCAGAACTTTAACTTACATCGCAGATAATAAAGCGGAGAAGCTCATTCGATTTAAGCCTTTCGCTTTTGCAAATTTAAACGCTGTTACTATTGACGAGCTAGTAGCCTTTATCAATGCAGACGTAGACAGCAGCAAATACATAACTGCTAGTAAATTGGTGGATTCGATCAATGGGGATAAACTCAATATCCGAACGAACACCGCCGGGCTCTTAGGCTCCTTACAAATTACGGGCGGAGATTCAATCACCTTAGCTCGATTGAATTTTCCTACTGATAAGACTACTGAGATTAAAGTTAGCGTATTAGAAATTAACCCTAACGAAATTGTAGTTCGAATTCCAAGTTCTGTACCAATTCTTAAAAGAACGTTGAGAGGTTCTACTCACCCTAAAGGAACTAAGACCTTACTTTTCTCTGATCAAGAGACCTTTGATTTTTCGGGAATCGGTCCTACATCTACTTTGACTTTAGACGTGGAATCTAACCCCTACACTATCACTTTCACCAACGCTTCTGATTTCGTTGACCCTGCAAAAGTTACGGCAGCTGAAGTAGTGGCAGTTATTAATCAACAAATCACTGCGGTTTTAGCTTTTAGTGGGTTCCGAGAAAATTATAAAAAAGTAGGACTACAAACCTCAGAAGGCAATACGAATTATCAGATCACGGGTGGTACTGCAAATACAGTATTGAACTTCGACACTGCATTACAAGAAGACCCTGACCTACTCATAGCTACCTATCCATCGTCTTACATGTTTGATCCTGTAAACCAACCTTATACTGTGACCGGAACTAAAACGGAGCTTACTGCAGCGGTAGGTGGGGGATCGGTATCGGCTTCCATCAACGTTCAAAACGCAGCTTCATTCCCAAACCAACCTGGTAAGTTTATACTTGATTTTGGCAAGGCAAGTCAGGAAGGTCCGATCAGTTATAATAGCAGACCGAATAACTCCACTTTACTTATTGACGCAGGTCACGTATTTCAAAAAGAGCATCCTATTGGAAGCACGGTGAACTTCGTGATAAATTCTCCTACTATCCCAAGAGCGATCGGAAGTGATTATGGAGCCTACATAACTGGAACCAGCGCAGCTCGAATCGCAGCTCAAGCCTTAATTAAAAAACTTCTTGCATCTGGCGTAGTTATAAGATTTATTATAGACTTCCCCGAGTACTTGTTTAACTGTTGTATTTCCGATTGTGGAACATCGATAGACCCCGACTACAGAGGCTCCCTAACTGGTGGTAGCCCTTTAGTTTTTTATTAACGTTAGGTATATTGTGATAAAATTGAAAAGTAATTACAATAATACAAAAGGACTAAGATAAATGGCTTTATTACAAAAAGTAAGACTACTGGCAAATGAGAGACTTGATCTTCCTGATTTTCAGAATCTCGAAGACTTCGTGTGTGCTGATTTTAAAGCACTTCACAGATACCTTTGGACCAACCAGAACCACGTTTTCGCTGGCTTCGCCGCAAGTGGTGTTGGAACCAATACTCTCAGCGTAGCAGTAGCAGACGCCGCTCTTATAAACGGGGCAAATAACGGTACCGTATTTTTAGGCGCTCCAAGCTTAGATCCTCTCACAACCACAAACTTAGCTATCAGTTCTACAAACTTTATCGAAGTTACCATTACAGAAGATACTGGGGGAGAAGATTCTCGTGCATTTTGGGACACTACCGCAGCTGGTGGAGCCGGAGCCGAGTTTTCTCAGATCATCGACACATTTATCTTCACGAAGTCTGAACTCGTAATCAATACTGCTGGTTTCTCTGGTGGTGCAGATAAAGTTAAAATTTGCGAAGTTGACGTAAACGGATCTGGCATCATCACTGCCATCCGAGATTCTAGAGACATGTTTTTCCGTTTGGGAAGAGCTGGTACTCCAGCTTTCAACTTTCCTTGGGCTTCTCGTGTAGAACCTGCGAACACTTCATTTTCTGGTGCAGATAAAGATATCGGTAACTGGAAAGAAATGATCGACGCAATGATGACTGAGTTTAAACAACTCAAAGGAACCACATATTGGTTTGAAGATTACACTCAAAGTTATACTTCGACTTCAATCATTGCTTTGGGAGACAAATACAATGTTGCTATCTCTAAGCTGGATGCAGCAGTGGGTGCGTTTGCCGGGGCATCTAACGATCAAGATAGAAGTTTAAAATTAGTTCGAGGCGGTGTATTTTCTTGGGATTCAGGCACTGGAGTTTTGTCTTGGACCTCAGATGCGTTCTTTCAAGTTATTGGTTTGACTGAAGCTAGAAACAAAGTAGCTGCGGGATCAGTCACTCTATCGGCTGATGGAGCAGTAGCTTACGTTAACATCAACCGCGCTGGTGCAGCTCCTGCAACTCTTACTGTGGTTGCCAGCACTATTAGCGGCATGCCTGCTAGCGGTCCAAGTCTAGTTATTTTTGCTAGACGTTTGGGCAGTGACGTATTGGTAGGTAATAGCACCTTCCTTCTTAAAGATAAACAGTCAGCCTACAACGACGGTGCAGTAGACGAGATTAATCAACTGACTAACTTAGGCATTGTGGTTGCCACCAACCCTGCCTCAGTCAGCGCGAATGTAACTCCTGCAACTGGAACCCGCGCAGACGGTTCTAATATTCGAATTCCCTTAGGAACCCAAATAGTAACTTACGCTGGTGGAACTATTAACTTCAGCACGGGCGTTGTAACTGGTGGGGGACAAAACTTTACCGGCGCTACTTCACTTTTGGCAGCTAGCCAAGACGTGTACTATAGTGTTCAGATCATTCAAGGTAATCCAAACCAAATTTTAGTTATTCCCGGAACTCCAGCAGCAACTGGAACTGCGACCTACGCTCCGTTTCAATCAGGAGCGATCCCTAGAGCGCAGGTATTAGTTAAGAAGAACGGCTCAAGCGTTGTTCAAGTAGTTCCTCAAACTGACGTTACTATGGTGCTTTCAGCAGGTAGCGGAGGTGGAGATAGCGGTGTAGGTGCGGATCTTCTTAAAGCAGTTGTAGACAACGAAGCTGGAATGTTTAATACCCCTCAAAGCAAACTCATCCTAGATGATTACAATCAAGCCCGAGGTACGTTAACCAACCTATCAGTTCAAAACAGTAATATCACACTATCTGGCGCAAACTTATCTGGTAACCAAGTTCGAAGCTTGGAAACTGGAACGGTATGTTCTAATGTAAACGGCGTGTTGCTCGTTAAGTTAAGAGCTATGGCTCCAAAGAACACAGCTATCGCAAGTAACCAAATTAAATTTACTGGCGATGTTACCGCGTATTTTCCAACCAGTTCTCCCGTAGTGTTGATGAAAGAAATCGACTCAGATGGTAAGAAACGACACATTTATCTCATGGATACGTTTAACAACGTAGCTAAGCTTTTGGTGTCTAGCGTGTCGTACTCTGGTGGTCCAAACGAAACAACTTTGACGTTGAGCAATCCTTCAGCCTTAGACCTTTCAATGGGCATCTCAACTCCTAACTTACACACTCAGCTTCGTATTGCTCCAGCCGATATTAATCTTCAAGCAGCATCAGACGGCTCAACTTACGAAGACCTGGTGTTATCAGAAGCTCACATCACTTCAGTAGTAGGCTTTCAAGGTAATGGCCAAGAGTTCACGCTCCCAGGTTCAATCAACGGAACAATCGATTGGTCAGATATGCAGTTGTCAGACAACGGCCAGTACGCAGTTGTCACGGCCTTAGAACGATCTGGTGGAAACTCAACGTGGCATTTTTGGTATTCAAACTCAGGCGGAGCCGCAGGAACTTTCGTAAAGTTCGCAGGAACTAAAACAGCTAACGATGCTATCACTAGAGAGCACTCAGGAACTTATTCACGAAGTAACCGTATGCAAATGCGAATCGCGGATAACGGAAAAATGATTGCCAGTTATTATCGCGTACAAGGATCTAACCACTCACTCAGAGCTGTATACGCTAATCTGACTGACGTAACTCCTGCTGTGGCCGATATGCCACAAGTTGGTAGCTCGGATGCGGTTAATGACTTACCTACCACTGACGGAGTTATCTTCGCGTTGTCGGGTACGAATTTGTACGGAACTGCTGAACTTGATAAATCAAACGCCTCGATGGTAGTTTTCACAGGCGGCGCTCCTACTTCAAATTTATACGCTAGGTTCTATACTTGGACCGGTGCAACTCCAGTTCACGTAGGTCTTTCAAACGCAATGGGAGCTTGTTTAGATGCGGGTTCTAGTTTGTGGGGAACTGAAGTTACGGGAACTAGTCCTAACCATAGAATTACAGTTTTTAGAAGTAAGTCTCCGTCTGGTAACTTTGCCGCTCACTATTGGGATGAAGGTAGCACTACTGAAGTGGGTAACAGCACCATCACGACTTCAGATAATCGTTTAATGGATTGTCGCGCAGTAGGAAATAAAGTTTACTTAATGTTCCAACAAAACACTCCACTCACCGGAGCAGTTACCTTTTTATCGGGTGATTTGTCTACCCAAATTTATTCATCTGAGCATTCTTTTGACTCAGCCCAGTTCCCAACCGTCGATACCTACAACGGCTTTGGCGTTGCTCCAGGGGATCTTGGTGGAAATCAAATTAGAACGGGAAGACAAAAATTAGCTATTGATCCTTCAAATACTAACCATATATTGATGGTAGCTGATCAACGAGATCCTATAACTACTTCTTGTAAAACTAGATTGTATGAAGTTACCGACGCTACTGACTTTTTAGGAACGTTTATTAACGCAGCTCCTAATGCTACGAATAATTTCAGAGACAACAGCGCAAGACAAGAGTGGGCACAAACTATAACAGGAACTGTTGGCCAACGTATTAGAACTTTTAAAATGAGAGCTTATCAAGTAGGCACGCTACCTTCTAATGCGACGTTGTACATGGAAGTTCAAGGTGTGTCTTCTGGAGCACCAAACGGAGTAGTGCTTGCCACTAGTCAGAGCATTGATGCTTCTAAGATCACTAAAAACTCTTCTAGTGTGTTTTTATATTTTAACTTTCCAAGCTTAGCTTTAGCTAACCAACAATACGCTCTAGTTATCAAAAGCACTAACATCGCTACTAGTGCTTCTAACTATTTGACTTTCAGCACCAACAGCGGCGACGTTTATGCTGGTGGTGAGTTATTATTTTATAACGGATCAACTTGGTCTAGCGCAGGCGTAGATATGGCCTTTGAACTTATGGGCGAGTACGTTTCTACGATTGGAGATGGCTTGGATATCACAACCTCATTCGTCAACGCTCCTATAGAAAACCAAGAGGCCAGTATTGCAATATCTAGTTCAAGCACAGCTCAGATTTTATACAGATCAGCATTTTATAATGGTACGGCTCCTGATGTTAAGTTGTACAACTCTGGTCATACAACTAGACGAGTACTTTCGTTGTCTACCGGTAATGCACAAAGCTCGATAGGAGCAGTTGGTTATTTAGGTTTCGCAGCAGGCAACCTAGATCCTAACTTAATCCTAAGCGTAGACATGGGTAATGCTGCTTGTGAAGGTAAGGTTCTAACTACTGGATTAGGAGATGGAATCAAAGCTAGTGATCGCAGCGGCGTTTCACACACCTACGGAGTGATAGGAACAGTTGCTGGAGACTTTATAGCTGATCTTGATTTCGAAAGCGGAACAGCACTTCAAATTGCTACCACCGGTTCTAGAATTGAGTATGAGAACAACGGTTCAATTGGAAATATTGAAGCTAGACAATTTGTAGTGGAAGTAGAATACAAACCCAACACGTTAGCGGCAGATAACTACATGGTCAGTAAGCACTCGTCAGGTAACTCAAACGGTTGGTTAACTTTAATTACTACAAGCGGAACTCTTCTGACCAGTATGCCTTCTGGTGGTGGAACAACAGAATCAATTGAAACTTTTGCAGCTGGAGTTTATCATAAATTTAAAGTTACAGGAAACGGTTCGGTAGTTCGCATGTATTATTGGAACGGCAGTTCGTATACTGAAGTAACTTACGCATCTCAAGCTACCAGCTACAACGTAGTCACCAACGCATACCCAATATCAGTTGGTGTGGTTCTTGGCGGTTCTGGAGCAGCGAATGGCCGTATCGGTCGAGTTAAGTTATCTATGGGAACTCAAACATTCACATACGAAGGTTTCAAAAACCAAGCATCTTTCGGTTCAACTAAGAACGTAGGTCCTAGGGCTTTAGCATTGAAGCACATAGGTTTCTTTGACGACAGCGGTATTAACTCGCAAACCTTTGACGAATTACGACTTATTGAAACTACGGTAGAAACTGATCCTTTGGTTGATACTTTTGTGGACCAATGGTTGATGAAGAAAACTTTACTTAACTCTGGGAAGTTGTTAACCTCTAAACTACTTATGGCTAGAGGAACGACTCTTAACACAGCAGCAGTAGAAGCCCTCGGAGTTCAATTCGGGAAGTAACCCCTATGGGTTTTAAAGAAGAAATAAAACTTTGGATAGACCAAGACGGACTACTTGGTACATCTCAGAATTCACTTAAGTGGTCTGGTGGAAACCAACTACTTGATACTTGGACTGCGATCATTCTTCTTAAAGACACTGACAACCTTAGTAGGGATTTGTTAGAACTTTTCACAAAAGCTACCAAAAATTGTGAAGCAGGTTCCCGAGGAATCTATAACAAAAACCCAGGACGTAATGATCAAATAACCCACGACGACCTAATGGGTATCTCAGCTGGCAGTTCTTACGTGAACTGTTCTTTTCAAGAAGACATCCTAGTTTATGCGGTTACTCATGATTGGATCTTGAGCAACACTGGTGAAGTTTATTGGGACGCTAGAGTAAAACCCTGGCAAAAAGCGTTCTACAAACTCTCCTGCGGAATACAACCTACTATTTTTGAGTACACCAACTTGATCTTATCATTTATAGCCGACGCTTGTTTAAACAAAGACGATGCTTCAGGTAAGAAATTAATGTGGCTTCAGTCTAAGGTTTTGAAGAAAAGAAGTTGGTTACTAGATAAAGTTATAAGTTT